GCCCCGAGACCAGCCACAGCAAAAACGGCTCCAACGGCAGCAATGGCTCTCACCCACCAGTTAAACGGGAGCCAGCGCCTATCGACGCTCTGGAGTTCCTGCGGGCTCCGCTACCCGAGATCACCCTGGCCACCGCCAAGGAAGCCCTGGATGCCATAGACGCGGATTGCAGCCGCCCCGAGTGGCTCAACTGCGCGGCCGCGCTGAAGCACCAGTTCGGGCATGTCTCAGAAGTCGAAGCCCTTGCGCTGTTCGACGAGTGGAGCGCCACCGGGCAGAAGTACGGCGGGGAAAAGGAAACCCGGAAAATCTGGGAGAGCTTGCGCCCTACGCCCGTAGGCCGGCTACCCGTCACCATCCGCTCCCTCTTGCGCGCGGCCGAAACTGTCGGGTGGGATAGTAAAAAGGTCAAGGAGAGCACCTTTTCCAAGTTGATCCGCTGGGTGGAGGAAGTAGGGACCGTCACTGCGCTGATGGAGGACGGCCCCCGCAAGATCATCGCGGCTCCCCTGCTTTCTGCGGTGCAGGAAGACATCATCATCGGCCATATCGCGGCCAATATCAAAAAGCGTTTTGCCTACCCGGTCTCGGCTACCGCGATTCGCAAAACGGTGACGGACTACCGGCAGAAGATCAGAGCGCAGGAACAAGCCCCCAGCGGTAAACGCGAACCCCTCTGGGCGCGCGGGGTCTGCTACGTTACCACAGTACAGGATTTCTACCGCCACCGCACCGGGGAGCGGTACAAGGCGGAAGCCTTCAACTCAGCCTACGCACGCTGGCTCTTGCCCCAGGAAGAGGATTTGCGCAACGCCGGTATCCCCGTCACCCCCAAGACCCTTTCCCAGCCGATCGTCAGTCCCGCGGACTACGCCCTCAACCACCTGAAAATCTCCACCGTCTATGACTACGCATACGATCCATCCCAACCAACTGAAGTGTTTTTCGTCAGTGGCGGGCGAAAGTATGTCAACATTTACTGCCCTACTTATCCCGATCTTGCCCCGGAGCACGCCGAGCGCGCGGGGGAAATCTTTCAAGGTCATCTGCGAAATCTTATCGCGGAAACTGAGTACCAGCGGGTCATCACCGATTACTTCGCCTCACTGGTCCAGACCCCCGGAAAAAAGATTCGCTGGGCGATCCTGATTCAGTCGGTGGAGGGAGCGGGCAAGACCTACCTCGCGGAAGCGGCCAAAGCGATTCTCGGTGGGGAGCACGTCAAGATCATCAGCGGTGACTCGATCAAGAGCGGCTACAACGAATGGAGCTTCGGTCATCAGGTCGTGGTGCTGGAGGAGGTACGCGTGGCCGGGACCAACAAGTATGAGGTGATGAATGCCCTGAAGCCGCTCATCACCAATGATTTTGTCAGCGTCAACCAGAAATTCCGCGACACGCGCGAGGTGCGCAACATTTCCAACTATCTCCTCTTTTCCAACCACCACGATGCCCTGGCCCTTCAACCCGGCGACCGGCGCTACTTTGTCTTGAAAAGTCCCATGCAGCACAAAAGCCAAGTGCTGGCCCTCGGTGAAAACTATTTCCCCCCGCTCTACACCCTGCTGCGCGAACAACCCGGCGCCCTGCGCAGCTACTTCGCGGACTGGAGCATCTCGGACGACTTTCATGCGGACGGGCACGCCCCCCGCACCAAGTATGTTCAGGACTTGATTAACGATTCCGCTTCGGATATTGCCGCCGCCGTGCGCCGGCTGCTCTTAGAGGGGGATTATCCGCTCATCCAGTTCGACATCGTCTCCGCGAAAACGCTGCTCGACGTGCTCCATTGCGAGGAAGCCCTGACCCACGCCAGCCCGCAACAACTGGCTCACGTCTTGCGCGAGGAAGGCTTCCGGCAAATTGGACGGCATTTGTTCGGACAGGAACGCCACTACCTTTGGGTGCGCAGCGGGGTGAACGAAAGAAGTGCCGCGGACGTGGCCGGTGAGCGCGTCAAGAAGGGATTGAAGAACCTCGGCATGGAGTTGGTCTACGGATAGAAAAATAATTTCAGATTTTTCTTGATACATTCAGCAAGATAGCGTTAACTTGAAATTGTTATGAGCAAATCAATTCCACCACCTCTGTATCTCGGTGATTCTGTTTACGTTCAGCCCGACTCAGCTTTTCCCGGCCGCATTGTTCTTACAACCGATTCCCACCTCATGGATGATGCAGGAAACATCTTAGTGCTCGAACCGGAAGTTGCTGTTGCCTTCCTCAAATATGTTGAACATCACTACCCCCATTACCTGAAACAAGGCTCGCCGCGATTCAGCGGTGATCCGTCCCACGAACAAATTTCTCAGCAACCCTGAGGATCAACCAAAGAAACCACCAAAACAGAAAAACACCATATGACCAAAGCCACCCTCATCTGCATCGCCGCCTTCGCCGCTGCGATTGCCACCACCGCCAAGAACCTCGCTGAAGGTGAGACCACCGACACCGGAGCCCCCGCTGCCGAGCCCACCCCCACCAAGCGCCGGGGCCGTGCTCCGACCGAAACCGAGGCTCCCAAAGACCCCGCCCCCGCTGGCAAAACGGCCAGGGTCGATGACCAGTATTCCGATGAAGCGCTCAAGCTCCACATCCACCCCCTCGTGGTCGAGGAAGGCCGAGGCGCCGAAGTCAAGGCGCTCATCACCAAGCACGGCGGCACCAAGATCAGCGACCTGCCCGAAGCGAATCGGCCGGCGTTCTACCGCGACATCGAAGCGCTGAAGATGTAGAACAATTTCACGGCCAAATAGACCGTGCCCCGACTCTCTTTTGTGAGGGCCGGGTGACTGAAGAGGAGGGCTAACAGTATAAATGCCTCCCCGCTTTCCGGCCAGCGTAATGACCGGCTACTTTTCCAACTTTATGAAACTCAAAGACCAGATCCTCACCCTCCGCACGTTTGTCCGATTTCTTCTGCCGGAATACGAGGCGCACGGTGGGGGTTTGCTGCCGGAAGAACGGGAGATGGTCAAGAAACACGCTGCCGACATCCGCAAGTTCCTGCGTGACACTGCCCCCAAGAAAAAGAAGAAGGAGCCTCCGAAATGCAAGCACTGTGGGAAGGTGGAGAGCGAGCACTATTTCATAACGCGGTGGTGCTCCGGGGATAAGTACGATGGCAACGTAGACACCTTTGAACCATGAACAAGACCCCCCGTGCTAACGCACCACGTCTCGATCTCAACCCTTCCTCCGCTGCCCGCTGGGTGACTTGCACGGCGAGCCCACGCTTCATCCTGGAGAACGCAGACAAGCTGCCCCCCGATGACACAGTGTGGAACCTGGAGGGCACTACGGCGCATGAGGTCGCCCGGGCGCTGTTGATGGGCGAAAAACCCGATCCCAAGGAGTGCCCCACGCCCATTACCAAGGAGATGCACAAGCACGCCTGGGACTACATGGAATACGTTACAGAACTTGGGGGGAAACCCATCATCGAGCAGAAGTTCCCCTTGTGGTATCACGAGGGCAGAAACGGCAAGGTGGACGTGCTGACCATCAGCGGCAACCACACCCATGTCGTGGACTACAAGTACGGCATGGGTGTGATCGTGGACCCCTTTGAAAATCTTCAGGGGGCTATCTATGCCCGTTCCGCGATGCGCGAAGCCCTGCTCCACAAGGAGATCGCCAGCGGTGCTTTGCTGGAATCCCCGGTGACGATCCACATTTACCAGCCCCGGGGCCGGGGAGCGGAGGATTCCCCGTTCCATGTCTGGGAGACCACCTGGGGCGAGATCCTCGAATTTACCAAACAGGTGACGGACGCGGCTGAACTGATTCTCGCAGACGGTGAGACCCAGTTCCGGCCCAGCGACAAAGCGTGCCGCTTCTGCCCGGCCAAGGGGTTTTGCACCGCACGGACGGGAGAGTTCAAACGGGACATCGAGGTGTTGGCCACAATCGAGACAGGACCGAAACACTTCCCCCCGGTCAAGGCCATCTCCACTGCCCAGCTTGCCGCCGTCCTTCAGCACCGGGACGCTATCAAAGCATGGGTGGATGACGCCTGGGAGTATGCTCTTGAATACCTCAAGAACGGGGGCAAGATCGAAGGCTTCAAACTGGTGCAAGGACGCCAGGGTAATCGGTATTGGACCGACCCGGAGAAAGCAGCGGCCCTGCTGCTCAAGGACACTCACCTCCGTAAAGAGGAGGTTTACGAAACGAGCGTGGTCAGCCCCGGGGGTGCGGAGAAGCTGCTGGGCAAGAAAGCGCTCACTCTCGATCTGCTGAACCTCGTCGCCCGGGCGGAGGGCAAGCCCACCATCGCCCCCGTCGCGGACAAGCGGCCGGAGTTCGGTGGGGTGGACCCGAAACTGGAGTTTGAGGGACTGGAGAACTGATATGACCGAGATTATCAAAGACAACCCTTACCTCAGTTTCTTCGCCCTCTGCGTTCTCAGCCAAATGGTGTTTCGGATTTGCAACCGTATTCTCCGTCACTGGACTCTCCGTAAACATGGCTATCCACCACCGCACTGTGACGCCGATGGGGATTTTAAAGAAGAAAAAGATCCAGACGATGAAACCCCCCAAACCAACCCTCAGTAAACCCACCGTCGCGGCGATCCTCGCTGCGCTCAACCAACACCGCCAGTGCCTCCGCACCGGTAAGAAAATGCCAAACCGATGAAACCAATCCGATTCCTTCCTTTCCTCGCTGCTTGCCTCTCACTTGGCGCTCACGAATCCACTGCGTTCGCCTCGCTCCCCGAGAAACCCAAAGAGCGCCGCAAGTTCCGTCGCACCCGCGACGGCATCACCAAAAGCATCTTTCGCCGGCGCTGGACTTGGGGCACGCCTCATGTCGGAAAGAAGCAAGCAGCTAAACTCGAACGACGCGCCATCCTCGACGCCCGGGCTGCTGAAATGAACCCAGCCTGGAAGTAATTTTCACCTCAACCAAAAACAAAATACACATGACCACCAAAGCCACTGACCCCGCAATCGTGAAACTGCCGAATGTTCGGCTCAGTTTCCCACACCTATTTGAAGCCTATGCCATGGAGGGCAGTGAGCCGAAGTTCTCGGCCAACCTCCTGCTCGACATCGAGCACCACGGCAAACTGATCGACCAGATCGAAGCCCTAATCGAGCGCCTCGCCCTGGACGAGTTCAAGAAGAAAGTCCCGCTGAAGCATCGCTGCCTTCACGATGGCAACGAAAAGCTCGACACCGAGGGCTACGGCGACGGGGTGTTCTTCATCTCCGCTTCCCGCAAGACGCGCCCCCCGGTGGTGGATCGTGACCTGTCGCCGCTCACCGCTGAGGATGGGAAAATCTACGCCGGCTGTTACGTCAACGCCACCATCCGGCTGTGGGTGCAGAACAACAAATGGGGCAAAGGGGTGAACGCGGAACTCCGCGCAATCCAGTTCGTCAAGGATGGCGAAAGCCTCGGCGGGGCTGTCCCGGTCAACGTGGAGAACGAGTTTGATGCTCTCCCTGCGGAAGGCGCCAGCGAGGAAACCCCCCGCCGCGGCAACCGCAAAGCCCAGGATGCCATGGACGAGTTTTAAGGTATGATCGAGCATGTCAATTCTTTGGAAGAAGCGCGCGAGTGGTTTCTCAAGAACTCCTCGGGAGTCGTCATCTGCGTGTCCGGTGACAGGGAACAAGAATGCAGAAGCTACCCCGAAGCCGTAGCATTCTACGCGGCCACATGAGCTACGACACCTACTACGTTGACCGCGACCCGCGGCCCAAGGTCAAGCCTTGCCACTTCTGCGCGCGGGATGTGGAGGCGGGGAGAACCTGTCTCTGCATCCCCTCGCAGCCGAGGGGTGAAGTGGTGACTCTGAAGGTTGCACCTCAGCCACGCTGATGCCCCCTCCCCACCTCCATCTCGACTACGAGTCCTTCAGCCTCGCGGACATCACCGAGGTAGGTGCATATCGGTATGCGTTCGACCCGTCTACCGAGATCCTCTGCGCAGCGATGGCGCTGGGGGATGAGGAGCCCACAGCATGGTGGAAGGGGATGCCTGAGGAACAACTTGCGTCTTTTGACCGTTACTGGGACGCCCTCGAAAACCCGGAAATCCTTATCTACGCCCACAACGCCCAGTTCGAGTACGCGATGAGCAAAGCGCTGATGTGGAAGACCTGGGGCATCCAGCCACCCCACATCAGCCGCTTCCGCTGCACGATGTCACTGGCCCGGCGCGCGGCACTCCCAGCCAAGCTGGAGAAGCTCAGTGAGTTCCTAGGGACAGTGGTGAAGGATGCGGCCGGCAAACGGTTGATCCGCAAGTTCTCGATGATGCAGCCGGCGAAGAAGCCCACCAAGAAAAACCCCGCGGGGATGCCTGTGCATCGCATCCAGCCCGAGGATGACCCCGAGGACTTCGCGCGCTTCGTGGAATACTGCCGTCAGGACGTGCGCGCCGAGCAAGAGGTGGCTCGCCGCCTCGCTTACTTCGGTGATCCCCTCAACGACGCCAACTACACCCTCCATGAGATTATCAACGAACGCGGGGTGACGGTGAATATCGCCGCGCTGCGTCACGCGCAAAAGCTGATTGATGAGGAGACCGCGATCGTCGGGGAGAAGTTCAAAACGTTGACCGGGTTCGAAGTGACGCAGGGGGCAAAGGTGCTGGCCTGGGCACAGGCCAACGGGTATCCGTATGGGGATTTGCAGGCGGCGACGGTGGAAGCGTTTTTGGATGAGGGGGTATGAGCGTGAAACTGCTGTTCGGAGATTGCTTGGATCGGATGAAGGATATGCCGAACGGGGCGGCAAACGCGGTGATCTGTGACCTGCCATACGGAACCACACAGAATAAGTGGGATTCGATGATCCCCCTCGATTTACTTTGGCAGGAATACGCCCGAGTCTGCCGAGGTGCGGTGGTGTTGACAGCGAGCCAACCGTTCACCTCACTCCTTGTGATGAGCAAACCCGAGTTGTTTAAGCACGAGTGGATTTGGATTAAAAACCGAGGCAGCAATTTTGTTAATACCGTTCGAGAACCGATGAAAGAACACGAAAGTGTATTGGTGTTCTCACGGGGGAAGTGGGTTTATAATAAACAGATGCAGAACCGAACAGGAGGAGGTGTTGATCGGATCAAATATGGTATTAAGCATGAAACAAATACCGAGAACTATGGTGCCATCGGGGCACAGCAGGGGCAACTAACAACAAAGCGCGTCCCATCTTCATGGCAGAAGTTTAATTGTGAAGTAGGACTCCACCCCACCCAGAAGCCCGTTGCCCTCATGGAATACCTCATCCGCACCTACACCAACGAAGGTGACACGGTGCTTGATAACACGATGGGCAGCGGCACTACCGGGGTCGCCTGTGTCCACACGGGTAGAAACTTCATCGGGATAGAGCGTGACCTGGACTATTTCATTGTCGCGCAGAAGCGTATCCGAGAAGCAGAGTTGAAGGCGTTGCTATGACCCCACCCACACCTCAACAACTGGAACTCGTCCGCACTGCGCTCACTCTCCGCGCCAGCGTCAGCTACGCCGCGATCAAGAAGGTGGACACCATGCTAGCGTGTGTGGGGCCGGGGGATAATCGCATCCGTGGGATGCTGAACCACCACGGAGCCACCACCGGGCGCTCCACGAACTCCCTGGTTCAGTTTCAGAATATGAAGCGTCCAGACCCGACGATGGACACCGAAGCGGCGTATCGCGACATCTGCGCGGGCATCAGCCGGGAGATGCTGGAGATTGTCTATGGGCCACCGCTGGAAGTCATCTCATCGTGCATCCGGCATTTCGTGGAGGACACCGATTTATGAAAGACATCTTCTCCAGCGGTGGTGGAACACAAAGCGCCTATACCTCAGTTTTAATCATCCAAGGGAGACTCCCAAAACCAGATGTTGCAGTGATCGTGGACACCGAACGAGAGAACTCTGAGGTGTGGGCCTACCACGAAAAGTTCGTTGTTCCAGGGCTCGCTTCGGTGGGGGTAAAAATCCATCGAGTGAAAAAGAGCGATTACACCAGCATTGATCTGTTCTCAGGTAGGTTCGGAACCACGTTGATGATTCCGGCGTTCACCAACCAAACGGGAGAAGTCGGAAAGTTGACCAACTTTTGCTCTCACAAATGGAAACGCCGGGTGAGAGAGCGATTTGTCCGTGAGTTGGGCATCCCGACCAAAGAGCAGCGCACTTGGATTTGCTTCTCCACCGATGAAGCCCGGAGGGTAAATCGGATGATGCTGACCCAAGAATACTCTCGCGGGTATATCCGCTTTCCTCTGGTCCACGACGTTCCCTCCACACGTGAAGAATCTATTCAGGGGGTGATCGACTTCGGTTGGGACCGACCCCCGCGTTCCGCCTGCTGGATGTGCCCGAACAAGACAGACGCCGAGTGGGTACAATCTAAAGAAGAGACACCGGAGGATTTTAAAAAAGCAATTTTCTTGGAGTGGGAGATGCAACTGGAAGACCCCAACGCTTTTCTCCATAAATCGTGTGTTCCAATCAACGAGGTGAAGTTCTCCCCAACTGAGGCTCAGACGGAGCGCGGATGTGGGAGCGGAGGATGCTTCGTATGATCCTCGACGCTGACTACGCAGCCATCGAAGCCCGCATCGTGTGCTGGCTCGCCGGGCAGGAAGATGCCTTGGAGGAATACCGGCAAGGCGTGGATCGTTACAAGCGCATGGCTGCGTTCGTCTACGGCATCGCGGAGCACGAGGTGGACAAATTCCCCCAACGCTTTGTTGGCAAGGGGCTGATTCTCGGTGCGGGGTTTGGGCTCGGTGCCCCGAAGTTCCGCATCACCTGCAAAAAGCCACCGGGCAACTACGATCTCCCCGAGGGGTTGGAGTTCAAGGCGATCAATGCCTGGCGCAAGAAACACAATTGCGTCGTCAAATTCTGGGAGAAACTCGATGAAGCGGCCAAGGCTGCGGTGCTCCACAAGGGAGAGGTATTCGCCGCCGGCAAGCACATTTCTTTCAAGTGCATCACCACCGGGGAAATCGAGTTCCTGTTGATGCGTCTGCCCAGCGGCAGGAAGCTGGCCTACCCGTGGCCCAAGATCGTGCCGGGGAAATTCGAGGGCACCACCGCGGTCAGTTTTTACCAGAATTTAAAAGGGGTCAACTGGGGCTGGAACTCAGGGATCTGGGGCGGGGTGTGGGCCGAGAACGCAACCCAGGCCGTCGCCGCCGACGTTATGTGCCACGGCGCCCAGAACTGCGAAGACGTGGGTTACGAAATCTGCGCCCTGATTCACGACCAGGCGCTTTCCTATCACCAGAGCCACCAGACCCCGGAGGAGTTTGTGCGGTTGCTCACCGATTTGCCGGAGTGGGCAGTGGGGCTCCCGATCGCGGCTGAGGGGGCGCTGGTGCCTTTCTACAAAAAAGATTGAAATTTATGAACAAAACACTCGAACAGATCGCACAGGAAGCGGTGGAGAAGCGGTATCCGGTAAATTCTAGAGCACCGATTGATGCTGCCATTAGAATTAACACCCAAAGGGAGATGCTCCGTCCCATCATCCTCACCGCCCTAACCAAGCTACAGCAGGAGCACGACCAAGAGAACACACGCAAAGCCATCGAACTTCAGTGCATGATGGAGGAACGGGATAATGCTTTGACGGAACTCGCCAAGGCGCGGCAGGAGCACGAAACCCAAGTCGCCGCGCTGGTGCAAGAGAAGTGCCAGCTTGCAACGGCGCTGGAGGCTGCGCGCGAGGACGGGAAGCGGCTGATCGAGTCTTTGGAGTCCATACAGGAAATGGCTGAAGACTCGATGTACGGGGACTATCAAGCCCGTCGCATTATGAGCACCCGCGCCCGCGAAGCCATCACGCAGGCCATAAAAGGAGCAGAATGAGCGATACACCAAGAACGGATGCAGAAATCCGCACGGTAGCGCAGCACACTAAGGACGGTGTGCGCAGCCTCGCCATTGTGAGTATCGAATTTACTCGCACGCTTGAACGCGAACTCTCCGAAAAGGACAGCCGGATTGCGGAGTTGGAGAGTCGGCAACGCAGATGTCCGGGATGCGGCTACACATACACAATGGCCGAAATGGAAGAACTCCGAGACCAGCGCGACACCGCCACGCGCGAACTAGCAGAAGCCCGAAAGGAGCTTGCTGAGGTTAAGCGATATGCAGGTCTAACCGAAGCGGACGCCCAAACGACCCTCGCTACTGAAGAGCAGAAGGAGGCGCTGCAACCATTAAAACAAGCAGGGCTACAGGCAGCTTTACGGCAGAAAACAAAAGACTTGGACGAAGCCCGAACGCAAGCAGCGCAGGCCGTTGACCAAATGATGGCGCTGAAGATCGAACTGGCGGAGGCGAAGGAGCAACGTGAGCAGTTCGCGTCCACCGGAAGGGCCATGTATGCCAAAGTAGCTGATGCCTTAGTGTGGACGCGCCGATTTCCGGTATCTAACTGTGATATATCAGGACTTGCAAGGGCCGTAGATGCTTTGATCCGCAAGCTCGACGAAGCCCGCGCCCAGTCCGCGAAGGATCGCGCGGAGATCGAGCGGTTGCGTGAGGAAGCCGCTGGGTCGGTTAAGCCGTGGCCAATGACAATGAACGTCAACCTAGCACCCGAACAGTCCCAACCTGCCGGGGAGCGGCAAGCCGTGGAGGAAGCAGCGGAAAAGATAGTGGAACTCAGTCGGCAGGGAACGCCAAAATTGGCTGAAGTCGAAAAGGTGATAGAGCAGGTCATGGACTTATCCAAAGAGCCCGGAAACGGACAGCCAAGCTATGAACAAGTGTGGAGCTTGGCCGAGCGACTCTCCACCGAACGTGACGCCCTCAAAGCACAGGCCGAGGAACAGCAAAAGCTGATCGCGGCGAAGGATGCCTGGATCGAATCACATTTCGAGTTGTGCGATTGTCGGGCCGAAGACCAGTTTACTTGCGCCCGTTGTGCCGCCCTCACCCCCGACATCTCCAAGCAATACGTACGGCGGGATAAGACCGACAAACTTCGTGAAGTGCTTTCGTTCTGTGCCGGGGTTCTGCGAGGTGCTAGACCCGTCGTAACCGCAGAGGGCAGCAAAGATGACAACCTTGACTGCGCGATCGTGGAAGCCCTCTCCCGCGCCGAGGAAGCACTGAAAGGAGCCAAATGACCACCGAAGAAATACGCATCGCGGTGGCGGAATTGTGTGGATGGACAGTAATTGACGGCGTCTATCCACGAGACTGCGGATACCCACCGGGACATCCGCAGCACAAGCAGGAAGAACGTGCTCCACTTCCCAACTACCCCGCCGACCTCAACGCGTGCGCGGAGTTTGAGAAGACGCTGACGGACGAGGAATTTGACCGATACGTCATAATTCTTTGGGATAAAATTGCCGACACGGAAGAAGCGCAAAAGCCGGGCCGAAATGCGCTGTCGTGTTTCGTTCGCGGATCAACCGCCCTCCAACGCTGCGAGGCATTCCTGCGCGTCAAAGGCAAGTGGGTTGAAATCGCGAATGCAGACCAGGGAGGGGCGAGATGATGAAAGCACCCAACCCACTGGAAAAGGTCATCGAGGCCAAGGTCTGTAGTTATGCCCGCGACCTGGGGTGCCTCGTCTACAAGTTCACTTCTCCGTCCCGCCGCAGCGTACCAGATCGTCTGTTCATCACCAAAACCGGGGAAGTCTTTTTTATTGAGTTCAAACGCCTCGGTCAGAAGCCTACGCCAGCCCAGGAAGTGGAGATCGACAAAATCAAGAGACAGGGTGTGCCCGTGTGTGTCGCAGACAGCGTAGAAGCTGGGAAGACGATGGTGGACGCGATGACTCGGAAAACGGTCAAACGATCCTATATGATGAGCGATTTCTAACATGCCCATCTTCACTCCAGACGAACCCCAGCAGATCATGCTCAACCACCTCCGCTCCGTGCCGGATGCACTGAACTTCGTGGGCATGGGCATTGGAAAATCCGCGACGTGCCTCTACCGTCTCAACGAATTGTTCCTCTCCGGTGAAGCCATCGCCGCGTTGATCGTCGCCCCGCTGCGGGTCGTCAACCTCACCTGGCCGGCCGAGATTCAGGACTGGGATCAGTTCCGTTGGATGCGAGTGGCTAATCTCCGCGAGACGAGCGGTCAACGGGATTTTCTGGAAGGCCGGGCGCACGTCTATCTTATCAACTGGGATGCCATGAACCTGCTCGTCTCGCTGGTCCAGCGACGGGGCAAATCCGGTGTCCCTTTTGACGTGGTGATCTTTGACGAACTGACCAAGGCCAAGAACCCCGGGAGCAAGCGAGTCAACCACTACCGGCGCCAGGTGCCACGGGTGGCCCGGCAGTGGGGGCTCACCGGCACACCGATCCCCAACTCCTGGGTGGACCTGTTCGCGCAAGCTCGACTGGTGGACGGCGGGCAGCGCCTCGGAACCAACTTCCTCGAATTTAAAAAGCGATACTTCTTCGCCCCGGCCACACCGTTCAAGCCATGGGAGCCCAAGCACGACACCGAGGACAAGCTGGAGGAGAAAATTTCCGACATCACTGTAACGTTGAGAAGCTCCGACTGGTTGGACATCCCCGACACCACTTACGAAGACCGGGAGATCAAATTCCCCCCGGAACTGGAGGCCAAGTACAAAAAGCTGGAGAAGGAACTGGTCATGGAACTGCGCCACGACAAGACGCTCAACGTGGCCAACTCCGCGGCCCTCGTCACCAAACTCCTCCAGTTCACCAGCGGGCACGTTTACGATGAGGAGCGTGAGGTGCATCCCGTCCACAACCTGAAGTTCGATGCCCTCGCGAGCATCGCCAAGGAAGAGAAGCACCCGATCCTCGTGGCCACGATATTCCAGCATGAGCAAGCCCGCATCCGGCAGCAGTTCCCCCAGGCGAAGTTCTTCGCGGACGCCAAGACGCAGAAGGAGCAGCAAGCATTGATCGACTCATGGAACGCTGGCCAGGTGCCCATGCTCGTTGCCCACCCCGCTTCAGTAGGCCACGGGCTCAACTTCCAATACGGCTCCCACGTCATGCTCTGGATCACTCTCACCTACTCCCGGGAGCTTTATGAACAGATGATCGCCCGTCTCGCCCGGAGAGGACAGAAGAACGTCATCAAGATTTACCGGCTGATGGTGCCAGGCACGGTGGACGATGCCGTGGCCGAGGCGCTCACGACCAAAGCGGAAAACGAGTCGCGGCTGATCGCGGCTTTGCAGATGTTGGAGTCATACCGAACCCAGAAGAATTTATGAAAACCCGACAAGATCACATCGATTTCGACCGCAACTACTGCACCCACTACGCGCCGAAACCAGGCACCCTGAAAAGCGACTACTGCGCGCTCGGATTGGGAGCATCGGAAGCGATGGATCGAGCGCGCAAAGCTGGAGAGCCGAACATGTGCCCGTGCATTGGTGGTCATAGAGCGTCTGACGTTCACGCGCTGTGCCCGAAGTGGGAGCGCCGATCACTGGAGCACGCCGAAAAGCGAGCGGACGACATCGAAGAGGCAATGGAGCGCATGGCGGTCGTGATGCCGGTGGTGAGCGAGTGGCGCACTTGGACTCCCAACAACCGGGTATCGAAGCAGGAAGTGATCGAATGTCCGAAATGCAAAGGCCGACTCCATCTCAGCCAGTCGTCCTACAACGGCCATGTTCACGGCCAGTGTGAAACCAAAAGCTGCGTTAGATGGATGGAGTAGCCGCATGACTACGCGCTACCGCAAACCCGCGCACAAGTGCATCACGAGGTACTGTCGCCACCCGCGCGGGGCCAAGAGCCCCATGTGTAGCCGTTGCGCGGTCAGAGCCTGGCGCGCGGCCAACCCGATGAAAGCGAAGCTGGCTATCCTCCGCGACCGGGCTGCCCGGAAAAAAGTTCCCTTCGACCTGGACCTCCCGTGGCTCATCGAGTTCGTACTGGTCAACGCCTACGACCCCACTGAACACCACATCGACCGCATCAAGACTCACCTCGGCTACACCAAGGACAATTTGCAGGTGCTCCCGGCGACTGAGAATATCTCCAAGGGGAATCGGGAGCGGCACTTGGCGGAGGAGCCGTTTTGATATGACCGCGCTCACCCTCAACACCCACCACGAACTCAAGGGCATCACCGCTTTTGATGACCAACACCGAAAACCTATGCAAGATTACGCCGACAAATTAGCCGATGCCGCGGGCGCCGGTTTGGATCTGGAAACCGCCCGCCGTTACGCACGGGGCAGCTTCGCCCTGGGGCTCCTGCTTCTGGGGATGCCCGATGAAGATGACGAGGAAGAAGAGGGACCGGACGAAGCGGAGGATTAGCTGATCCACTTGGCGCCGCCCACGATGCGGTAGCTCATGCCTGGGCTGCTCCACTCGTTGGCGATGCGATCCACGGGGATCGTGGTGAACTCGTGCGCTGCGGCCGGGTTCAAGTCCAGCGCGTGCGAAGGATAGCGTGACACATCCGGCCCGTTGTCGGTCAAAATCGTCGAGATGGCCGTTTCCTCGCCCTCGGCTTCCCGCCACACGCGTACCTCGGTCTTCCATGGGATGTGCGGACCCTTGAAGGCCAGCGGACTGCCGGCGGTGGCGTGCTCCACCGATCGGATGGGTAGGGCGCACTGCTTCACGTCCTCAAACCCCCCATGATTCGGCACCCCGCTCTCGGTCTGCCCGTTGTCGCCGGCATCGAACTTCCCGCCGAAGCAGGTCGCGGTGATGTTGCGCACCACCAGGTCTTCACCGTCGATTTCGTAGGTCCAGGTTGGTTTCATTTGTACCGATACGCCTTGTGGTTCCAGATGTTGACCTTAGCCGGGAGCATCGACTGCGCTGTGGGATCGCCCAGCTTGGCCAGAGAGGTGATGAGTTGTCCCGTAGTTGGGTTCTGCGCAGCCACGGCATTCCCCACCGCTGGAATGGATGATCCCTGCGCAATTGGCTGCTTGGCGTATTTCAGCTTCAGCATCGCCCAGAACTCGCCTTGCAGTTTCGTTACCACGGGAGCAGTGAGACCCACCGGAACGCCGTAGGCTTGTCCGAGACCGGATAGGGCCACGCTGACCAATGGATCGGCAATCGCCGCTGTCTGGTCGAATTGGGCGCTCGTGCAAGAAAGGAGCAGGATAGGGAGGAGGTATGGGAGGAGGCGTTTCATGCGAATTTACAGAGTTTACGTTGTAGCGGGTTCATTTCCATTAATGCCCTGCTGTCCCGACGAACGCGCTCACAATCAACACATCGACAGACACCAAATGGATTAGGGTCATGCTTCCTGGGATTTCTAACGCGTTCAAGCGTATCCCAAAACTTCACAACTTCGGAATCTGGAATACCAAACCATTTCAAGGAAAAATCATTCATACTGGTTTCTGGGGTTGACCGAGTGGCTGACGAAAGGGCTCAAGCTGTTTCTTGGCCCAGTCTGGAGGGTCGGTAGGAGGCGGAGGATTCTCGTAGACGTGCGCCGGAACGGGATTGGAGGCCAACGGAAGGGCTTGCGGGTCTGGGAGCACAGCCTGTACCGGCACAGGATCGCCAAGGTAAGCGTGCAATCCACGGTCAACGGCCACGATCAGCAGGAAGATGAATCCCCACGAGTGAACCAGCCAGCCGGGGATGGGAAGCGTCTTGATCGTATCCGCGTAGGCCAGAACCGCGTCCAGCCCGGCAGCGATGGCCGAATAGAGCTTGATGGTTTGCTGAGTGGTCATGAGAGGGTTTGTTGCCACGTCCCATCAGGGAACATCCGAATGTCGTTGGTGTGTGACTCAAAAATAACAACGCCGTTTATCAGCGAATCCCCCATCGGCATTTTCCAAGTGTTGCTATTCGCAATCATTTTGTTCACCCGTCTGCGTTCCTCATCCCAATCCGGCTGCTTCTTCGCAAGTACCGGAGCCAGCGCGAGAGCAGCCAGAGAGCGGAGGAAAGTTCGGCGAACCATGGCCGTATTTAAACGCAAGTTGGTTGCATCGTCAAGCAGCCTTTACCAGTCGTTCCAGCATGGCGACGTGATGTAGGTAATCGTCATCGGGATGGGGTCTGGGATGCTTCAAAATAGCCGCGTGGAGGGCCATTAGAATTGCCTTTTCCATCTTGGAAAAGTCCTGCCCCTTGGGGATGCAATAATCCCCTCCGGCCTTGGTGATCTGTTCGACAATATCCTTATCTGGGGCTCCCGTGACGACGACGATAGAAGCCCCCGACTGGCGTTTCATTTCCGGGATAGCGGACATGGTTTCCTCCCGGTTGGAGTCGAGCAGGGAAAGGTCCAGAATGATTACGTCGAAGCTCTTTTCCAGGCACATTTTCATCGCCTGACGCAAACTCCCGGTCTGCTCCACCAGGGAGGCGATTTCCCCGATAATGGAACGGAACAGAATGCAGATATTGGGATCGTCCTCGACGATGAGTATGCGCATTGAAATCATTTCTTCATTGCTTCTGAAGACTCCCTCTCCAATCGTTCCGCCAGTGGCCTCAGGGCATCGTCCAGATGTTTAGTATTCAACACGGAGATCATCAAGGAATTTGTGTTCCGCTCCATGGCGTCCCTCAACTTCTCCAGAATCTTCTCCATCCTCAGGGCAAACCAGACCACCACTCCCGATAGTACCGCCGCTGCTGATCCTCCCTGAAGGATATTCGACCACCATGTATCGGGGCTGGCTTGGGCTAGAAAGTCAATCATGTCAGCGGAATGAACTGCGAAGTTCTCGCGTTTTGCAGGCAGAAAGCAGCCAATTTATTTGCCCCCAACTGGTTCGGATGCGTGCCGTCCTGCGTCAAGTATCCAACTTGCGAGTAGGGGAATGGAAACGCATCGTCGCAATAGCAATCGTAGAGCGTTTGGTCAGACGCGACGAGAATGTTGAACGCCAGCCGAGTGTTGTCCCAATCCGATCCTTGCGGTTGGTTGTTGTTGGCGATGGTCGTGCATCCCATCGTGATAAATTTCCATGCCCGAAGCTGCGCCCATATCTGTTTGACCGTTCCGTAGGTCTCGGCAGCGGTCCTGGTCAGAAAATCGTTGGCTCCTACCAAGGTGCAAGCCAAGGCCGGAACACCCGTAGTAATTGGCGCCAGAGGCAAAACGCTGGTCGTCAAGTCGGCCAGCACATCGAGACTCGTCCATCCATCGTGGGCGACGTTATAGAACGGCCCGCCAACCGATCCGACTAATGCGAAAAGAGCATCCGGCCATTGCGGAGGATTGGCCGTGATCGAGTCCCCGAGAAATACCGATCTCGGGAACAGTGGATTGTGGTTGTACTGGTAGGAGCAGAACACATCAAGTCAGCGTACAAGGAACGGTAATCACCTTTCCGTTCGTGTCCGTCCCCAAAACCATCGTGGCGTTTGTCGTTGCCGCGAACGCCCCCGGTGTCAGGCTCCCAGTACCGGCGTTGCCGAACTGGAGTACGATTCCAGATGCTATTTGGACGGTGGAGGCGCTCCAGATCATCGTTGCCGCGCCATTGGGAAGAACTGCTGCTTTGTTGGTGTCATACCCTCCAAATCCAGCGCCGCCCGGGAGTGCATAGTGAACGCGAGTAGTGCCCGTCACCGCTCCGTTGAAGCCGTAGTTTCCGCCGGCTCCAAGCAACTGCATGGATGTTCCGGCATTCCAGTTGACGATACCTGAACCATTGACATTCCACACCCAGTTATTCCACGAGGAAGCGACCATGTTGAAGGTCGGGTTTCCGTTGGATGCTACGGACAACTGAAGCTCATTATTGATGTCGTAGGCCGCAACAACCTGAGGAGCCGCCGTGGACGTAGCACTGAGCGTGGTTGCCGCGATGGTGCCGGGGGTCGTGTCCCCAATCGGTCCAGGGACGTGCGGGTTGAAGCCGAGTGATCCGATCATGTTCCGTAGTAGATTCGTGCCGTCCCGGGCGTCCCCAGGACCAGCGTAACAGTAGCAGCGAGTTTGTTTGGCTCGTTCCAGGGGATGCCAACGGGCCAATCCACACTGTTGATTGTTCCGGTCCCAGTGAGGATGAGGATACCCGCGCCAATCGCATTGGCCGGAATTACCACGGTTTGACCAGCGGTTGCTGCGGCGAAGTTCGGCGTGATACTGGAAACGCCACTTGGCGCGACCGGGATTGGTCCACTCGGGCCACCCCCAATCAGCGCGAGCAAAATCTTCTTCAGCGTCAGTTCCGCATCGTCGGGATTCTGCGGTGTGGTGTTTCCTGGGTATGCGGCCATGGGATTATTTTGCCTTGAGGTGGATCACAAGAAGGCTCGGCTGAAGGGGTCTCCTTCAACCGAGAGTTTCTTGCGACCGGCTCTAGCAGGTGGCGTAGGTAATCAAGCTGTTGTTGCAGAGCTTGTACCAGATCGTCTTGGCGTGGTACGGGATCTCGGGCGCCGCGGCGTACTTGAACTGGCCGAAGTGCCGGCCGCGTTCCTGCAACGGGTCGTAGCAGTTGTTGCCGGGGGGCTCCACGAGGTTCGCCCCCGCCTTGAAGCTCCACTCGCCCATGTAGTTCGTGGCGTTCGGGAACTGCCAGTCGTAGGGCAGCACGATTTCCGCGGTCATGGCACTGGGCACCAGCACCACCGCCGCCTCGTAGCCTGCGGCCAAGTAAGCGTTGGTGTACTGGACACCGTTGGTCCCCTGGGCGGTGATGTCCAGGTAGGTGTTGACCCGCTGGAGGCCGGTGCTGATCTTATTGGCGCGCGGGGCGTTGCCGACCACCACGTGGCGGAAGTTACCGATCGTCCGCGAAGCGTTGAGCCGACGGTAGAGCGAGAGCGAGGAACGGTCCTCCATCCCCATCGAGGCGAACTGAGCGTCCACCCGGCGGTTCTGGTTGTTCTTGATGATGTTCGAGGACCGGATGCGGTTCACGCAGAGCGTGAAGACCACGCCATCGCCGCCATAGCCGATGTATCCATTGCTGTCCGGTTCGGTCGCGCCCACCGAGATCAGGTCATCGGCCACCAGATCGAGGGTGTCTTGCGTCAAGTCGCTGGTGGGCGCCGGGAACGCGGAAGTCGTGTTGAAGGGAGTCTGGGCACCCGTGACACCCCAGGCATTGGGTCCGAGGTACTTGCCGGGGCCACCGAACGCCGGGTCCACGAAGATGTCCCCGAAGTTCATGTAGTCCTCGCGCAGCGCGAACTCGTAGATGCGCTTGGAGCAGCGCCCCAGTTCGTCCACGTAGCCGTTCAAGAACTGCTCGGGGTTGTGGATGTGATCGAGTTCCCGGCGGCAGATTTCGGGACCGCGCAGAAGCAGTTCCTTCGGCCCGTACTGGCGGGTGTAGAAGCCCACCGGGATGTCGGTGAAGGAGTTGTTGCACTGCGGGGAGAGCGTGTTCGTGTCGGCAGGGCTCGAACCACTCAAGGTGATCGGCGTAAACGCGGGCGCGTCGGTGGACGGCTCGGTGTGGCGCAGGGTGTACTTGGTCTTGAGGACGCCCTTGTTCTTGTCGAAGGTGCCCTTGGGGATGGCACCCGTGTAAATGTCGGCATCGGCGGGAACGCGGATGAGTTCCATGCCGAGATTTTCAGTTGCGATTGCGAATGCTTGAAGGCTGTCACAAGCCATAGTGGTAAAGTGGTAGTCGAAGTGATGGTTGAGACCGTGCGAGCAAACGCCCGCCTGATCGGGTTGCCTTCCATCGGATGCGATACCGCCTTACGCCTTCTGGTTTGCGGGGGACGACCCGCTGAATACGTCCTGCTGCGAGAATGTGCTAAACCGTTGAACTCGTCAACAATTTATTTTTCAGTCCCCGATATTCCCCGTCGCCAGCATCTCCGCGAACTTCGCCCCCGGGCGCTTGTTTTCGCCTGGGCTGGGCTTCGGTGGCGTGTTCCCCCGAATGTCCGGTCCCGCTTTGGCGCGGCCGGCCAGCTTCTCTTCGGCCTTCAACCGGGCATCCCGCTCTGCGCGGAAGAGTTCAGCCAGATGGCCCGCGCGCAGCCCCATGGCGAGGGTCTTCAGCACGGCATCCCGGGGGCGCTGTCCGCGCGCCATCGCCTCGGCTTCCTTGAAGGCGCTCTCCACCGCCTCATTCCATTCCGGCGATTCCTCGGCAGTGCGGAGCATGAAAAACTCATCAGGCAAAGTCTGCTTCAGCTTGCCGATTTCCCCCGCCAGTTCGCGGGCTTTGGTCTCTTGCGTCTCCCGCTCCTTGGCGGTGCGCTCCTGTTGCTTGGCGCTCCACTTGCCCTCGGCATCGGTGAGGAACTCCTTGCGCTTCTCATCGAGCTTTTCCAGATCCTCCACCATCAAGCGCAACACAGTGCGATCGTCCACATCGAGATCGGACATCGCCTCTTTCAGCGCGGCAGCCTTGGCCTTGCCGGTGAGCAGGAGAGCCTCTTTGAACTTCTCGCTGTCGCCCCCGAAGTCGGAGAGCTTGGTGGTCATCTTCTCGACCAACCCGCCGCGTTCGCGGGTCATCTGTTGGTACTCCTCGGACTTCTCCGGGTTGCCGATCTTGACCGCTTCCGCGAGTTGGTCCCGTTCCTTCTTCAGCCCTTCAAGTTGGGCGCGGAGTTCCTCCTGCTCCTTGGCCGGGGCGACGGTCTTGCGCGCTTCCTCGATTTCCCCCTTGAGCCGTTTGATCTCTTCAAGATTTTGACCGATCAGCGCGCGCATCTTCGGGATGTTGGCCGCGGCGGTCTTGTCATCCTTGAACTCGGCCAAGGGATCGGGCGCGGCAGGGGCCGGTTCAGCAGGCTTCGGTGGGGCCAGGATGCGATCCACCGCGGACTTCGGCTGAAGCTCGGGGGCGGGGGCATCCTTCTTCGCTGGCGGCGTTCCACCTTCAGGCGTCGGAGGAGCGTCCAGTTCGCGGGCTTCCATGAACTTCCGCGCCATGTTCTTCACCCCTTCGCTGGGCGGGTCCATTTTCGTCGGGGCTGGCGGTGTGTCGAGTTCAGTGCTCATGGTGATTTCTTCTTACGGGATTTCTGAGGGTGAGAAAGTGCTTCCAACCGCTTTGCTTCCGCGTCAGCTTCCGCAATCGGGTCGGGGTGAGTTTGCTCAAGTTGGACGAACTCGAAGGGCTTTACTGCGAGAGTAGAGAGAGCGGATTCGAGGCGGGTGTGTCCTTGCATCTCCTTCAACTTCAGAGCTCCAAATTGCTGGATCTCTGCGTCAGTGAGGGTGTTGATCTTGAAAACCCTCAGATCCTCTTCGGCCAAGGCCATCGCCGCCGCCCACATCGGACTCGACACGACAGCGTTCCACTGAGCACCGAACTCGCTGCGAAACTGTTCCTTGGTCATGGGGTCTGGTTATTCCGGCGAATCTTGCTGGCCACGTCAGCGTCCTTCAGCACCAGATTTTGCTGGTGGACTTGGGCCGCACGAATCTGGTCCTGGGTCATCTTTGCGTTCAGTCGGGCGTCGGTCATGGCCTGCTTCTGATCCTTGCGTTGTTCATCAAGAAGCATCTTGCGCTCCTTGATCTGAGCGTCAAGCTGAACTTTCGTCTGCGCGATCTGCGCGTCCTCGGAGAGTTTCTGTTGCGGAGGCGTCTGAGATTGGTTGGCCTGGATTTCATTCTCCATCCTTTTCAGGGCATTGGAGAGTGCTTTCCAGTGCTGGTAGAGCACCCGGAACTCCGGTAGCCGACTCTCCAGTTTCTCCAGCGCTTCAAGGTGGTCCGCGCTGTGGGTGCCCAGCGCGTGGAGCGCGGTGAACGCCGGCTGCGCTTCCATCTGCTGGTTGAGGTAGGCGGCGTTGATCTCGTCTCCTTTGCCCAAGTGGATGTTGAGATGGCGCACGTGGTCCTGCCGGTCCCCTACCTTCGCCTCACCACCTTGCACCAGCACATCGCTTTCGAGAGTAGCAAAGCTCTCGTCGGCGGTGACGGTGTTGCCATCGTTGAGCGAAGGCGCGTAGCGGTCCACGTTTTCGTAGCTGAACAAGGTCGCCGCCAGATCACGCAGCATGTTGATCTTCCGATCGTCGGTGGTGTTGGGGTAGATTTGCTGAAGGCCCATCATCAACGCTTGCAGCCGCGCTGCCGCCGAACCCGCGCCGATATTGCGCACCGCGCGCACGTCGATGATCTTCTTCAGCATCTCCCGCGGCGTACCGAGACTTTCCAACCGGGAGTAGAACGCGCGGGTGAGGCGTGCGGAGCGTGTCGTTCCTTCCGGCGCCACCTTGAGCATATCCACGATGTCCGCGTAGTACCCGCCCAGGTTGCGATAGTAGAGGTTGTGCGTGGCTTTGGGCGCGCGGTTGGCGTCCTGACTGCGCATGGCGTATTCCATGTAAGTCTGCCGATCCTTGCCCTCCACCTCACCGCCCATGTAGTTCTGGTTGTTCTGGGTGAGCGAGTCGCGCAGTTCACCGGAAAGCTCAGTCAATCCACGAGAAACGTCCTGGAACTGGATGCCCTGCACGGGCTCAATCCCCTGTGGGAGAATTGACATCACTCCCAGCTTCAGGAGACGGAGCTTGTCCGGGTCGAAGTCGCCGGTCTGACGCATGGGCATTGTAGCCGCGAAGAGAAGCGAGTCGAGCGCGGCATTGCGCACCCGGTTGTCCGTCTCAAAAAATTCCTTGGTGCGGGCGCCGATGCCCCGCACGCTCTGGAGGGTGCCATTGCCGTTGTCGTAGGGGAAGATGCGCAGGGGGGCGCGGTTGAACTTGAAACGCTTTTTGAAGAGGTAATCCTTCGTCGGGTTGCGCTCCTGCACGATGTAAAGCGAATAGGAATCGTCCTTCTCGAACTCACGGACGAACATCATGTTGAGCCAGAGCCCCGCCCGCCGGCTGGTCGTGTAGCCGATGTCCCCCTGCTTGTGGAGCCGCTGGAAGTACATCGGGTCCCAAGTGGTCTGGGCGGTGATCCGCTTGGAAGTTTCGCTCATCGTCTGCCACACCACGGGCACGTTCCAGCCTTCCTCCGTCGCCGCTTCCTCATCGCGGATGCGGTCGTAGATGTAATTCTGCGTCCAGAAATCCCGCACCATGAAGAACTCGCCGTCCTCGTGGAAATCGATCGGGCAGTCATCGGGAAAAAGCACTGTCCCCGGCCGGGTGGTACGGGGAATCCACTCCCCTTGATCCATGCGCGGCCACACGTGCGTCCCCAGCCCGTGCAGCACCATGTTGTCGATCCGGCTGGTGGTGTGGGTCTCGTACCCCGGCCATTGACGAAAGAGCAGCCAGGTCAGTGCGCGGGCGATGTTGTTCTCGTGATCTCGCTTCTCCGGCCCATCCTTGATGTCGAGTTCGATCTCCGCGACGGACTCTACTTCGCTGTCGAGATTGTAGATGGCACTGCCGATATTGTCACAGAGCCCTTCCAACCCCCGGTAGTTCGTCCGCGCCCTCCAGCCTTGGCCGGATTCCCGCAGAGCTTCCAGCGAGTAGGTGGGGTTGCCATCGTGGAGCTTCTGGACGGCGGTGCGCCAGGCGTTCAGGGCCGCGTCCGCATCGAGCATTTGGTTACATGCCGTCTGAAGATCATTGACATTGGAAAACCTTTCAGGCACTACCTTTTCGCCTTTCGGCCCCAAATGCAACGTGGAGGGCAACTCCCCGGCGCTCATGCAGCCTCCTTCAACGACGGGCGCCGGTTTAGAGCCTGTTCTTTTCGGGTAGCCCAACGGCAGTTTCCGGGCTCATAATTCCCATTGTTGTTAATCCTTTCGATTGTCAACCCTTCGGGGCACTTACCCATATCAGAGAAAAAGTGGATGAAGCTCTCGCGCCATCTTGGGCAGATGGAGATGCCCCTCCCGCCATAATATGCGTAACGCGATGACCGGGGGTTTTCGCATCTCTGAATAATCCCCGTCCAGATGTTAAATTCTCTGGTGTCCGAAGCTCCATGTGTCCGGCTCCTATCCCCCAGTGCCGCACGGTAAACACACCCGCAACTTGTGGTATTCCCTTTCCTTAAATTCCCAGCAAAAACAACGGAGAATCCACCACAATCACATTCACAAAACCAACGGGTTCCAGATGAGTCTTTACGGGCGAGATTGAGGACGGTCAGCTTCCCGTATCGTTCTCCAGTTAAGTCTTGGAAGCGCATGTGCTCAGATGTTTAATACGGTTAAATTTAAGTGTCAACGGTGGAGTAGTTGTAGTTGGCGTTAAGCCGATCCTGCCGCCCCTGACACCCGCACTCGACATTGAACTTCTCACGGTACCAAGCCTTGAAAGCCTCGGACGTGTCGTTGCCGATGATTCGTGCCACAGTATCGCCAATGCCCCGGTCCTCGGGTTTCCCCAAAGCAGCTTTCATCGCCTTGGCCCAGAGTGGCCAGTCGGTGTAGGGGATGGGCCGCAGGTGGATCGGTGTGGGCTCCATCCGGGTCCACGGGTTGTCGTAGACCTTGCCATCCTCCAGACAGGGCAGCGGGAAGTTGTCGCAAAGCCATTTGGCCACCGCTTCATCCCCCGGAGGCTCCTGCCCGTTCTGCTGGTAGTGCCGCGTCACCGTGGCGAGGAGCGCGATGTAGCTCTGCGCGCCGAGATCCGTTTCCCGCGATTTCCCGAGAGACGGGTAGCGCCAGCCACCGGCCGGCGGTGTCATGGTGTCGCGAAGGTAGGGCATGGCTAGCGCAATCTCGGTCCTACGAACCACGTCACGAGTGAATACCGGGTGCCAGAGGTTACCGCCGTGACCCGATGCCGGTTGAAGGAGGGAAACAGGATCACATCTCCCTGATCGCGAAAATAGCCTTCGGGCAGGGGGTCGTTGTGTAATTCCAGCCGACCTCCTTCGTAGTCCTGTTGCTTCGACAACTGAATAACCATTGACAATTTCCGGTCAAAAGGCTCCGTACGCCTCCAGTTATTATCTTCATGCCAGTCGTAACGGTGGCCAGCATCTGCGTGGTATTCTGTGAACTGGATTTCGGTAAATCCTCCACACTGTCCAGCGATTTCTAGTCCAAAACCAACACGATTGCTTTCCAGCATAAGCCGCTCCATGCGTAAAAAAAGCCACTGCATCGCGGGGTCTTCACGACTCACCCACCGTAGAGTGCTTTTACGGATGGAAGTATCTACTACATTCGTGCCGCCATATCCTACCGTACCGTCACGGGTCGGGTATTGCATGGCACGACTAACCACAGCGGCGCACTCCTCTTCGGACAGGGCTTTTCGGTGTAAGCGATACCAGTCCATATTACGAAGGGATGAGCACAGTGATGGTTTGGCAGTTGTTAGAACAGTCGAGATAGCTGAAGGTCAGTGTTTCCCCTACGGGACCCGGAGGACCCGGGGGGCCAGGAGGACCTTCCCCGGGAGGACCCGGAGGACCTGGGGGGCCTCCGGGATCACCGGGAGGGCCAGGACTTCCGGGGGGGCCGTCGCCACCGGGCGCTCCCGGAGGTCCATCACCACCAGGGGTTCCCGGAAGGCCGGGGCCGGTTCCTCCTACTCCTGTTTCCCCCGTCGCGGAATCCAGCCATTGACTACCTGGAAGACCACTAGCTGGTGGCAACCTCAGTTGAGCAGGAATCTCCGAACCCCGTGGATTGGCTTGCCATGAAGCAGGAGTGTTCATGCTGGTGATTGCCCGCTGGTGTAGCGTATCTTGATGAGCCGAACATAGCACTGCCACATTCCTGCCACCTCCAATTTTTGTGGCTGCTCCATGATGGTGATGAACCCGTTAGCGGTTCCTGCGGTTGTTCCGGCGTTAGTGACAGTTGGTGGTGCGACGAGGGTAATCTCAGTTGGTGAAGGCACAGTGGCGATTTGCCAGATGTCGTCCAACGATGGGGTGCTGTCGGTACCCACTAATTCCACATATTGCCCAGGTTTCCAGTAGTGGATTCCGGAAAGAGTGATGAGCGGTGCCGCGCCAGTGCCGATGCTAACAATGTTAAGTGATGCCACCAAGAGTGGCGGGGTGCTCACTGGCAAATCGAGAAACGCCTGCGATACCGCAGCACCGGGAGTCATTTCGCCTGTGGTTCCCGCGCCAGTCACGGTCACAGGAATAAATCCATCATACACAAAAGTAGTAGAAGAACCAATGGACGCAACCGATCCGGTACCATCAATAGGGGGTGTGCTGTCAGTCCCCGCGAGAGTGACCAGCGCACCCACGGTCAACCCTGACGTGGAAGACACTGTAACCGTCTGACTTGTTCCCGTACTAATAGCACTAATTGGAATAGGACTGGGGCCGTGAACAACTGTTATCGACGGGGACGGGCCTGTAAGTCCGGTAGCCGTGTTTCCAGTGCGCCAACTATTTGAAGTCGCATAAGTAACGGTGAATAGCGGGCCGCTACCGTTAAGTGATCGCGAATAGTTTACAGAGAAAGTCTCGATCTGAAAAGTGCCCTGAGATGGAATTATAATCGTGGGCGTCCACGATTTTTCAAAAGAATCCGGGGGTGGTCCGACAAAGAAAAATCGTTTTCGGCGGCTGCCTGGATTTGGACCCCGATAACCCGCTTGCGTGGGCATCCCCACTGCTGCGCCACCGCTTACATTGAGAGAGAAATACCCCAAGCTCAATACTGAAGCCGAACCCCCTTGCGCAGACCCCAAGTAGAGGTTAAATGCCTCTAGGTAATCCGGGTAGGGGTAATCCTCCTCCACCGCCACATCCTCATTGAACACGCTCACGTCAGGAATAGCTACGATGCTCTCCACCTTCATCTTCACGTTGCCGTTATCCGTGCGGACGATCTCTCGTTGCACCTGATTCTTGCTCTGCGCGGTACCCGCAGCCGTCCCCGCAATCGTGACAGGATTCGCGGGCGTGACCACCATCTGGTTCGGGGCGGGAACACTTAGGATTTGCAGCACCCCGTTAATCGCCGGGGTCGAGTTCGTCCCGGCAAATGTCACCCACGCACCCGGCGGCAGGTTGTGCCCGCTGGCCAACGTCACGGTTACGTTGGTGCCGGTGGTGATTGAGGACACATTGATCGCCGCCGGTTGGAAAGTGCCCAACTGGTAACTACCTGCGGTGTTGGCCCCGATCTCCTGATTCGTCACGATGATCGGGATTCCCGAGGGCAGATGCTCCTTGAACTCCGTGACGACTGGGCCGGGTAGTGTTCGATATTCGAGAACGATGCGGACGAACTCCCAGCGCCACGGGCTGTCATCTGGAAACTCCTGCTCGATCTGCCGCACCAGTTGCGCCGATTGCGGCTGAATCTGCGCCGTCGCCGCCGCGCCGGTACCGCCGCCGGTATCGGTGATGGTGACAGACGGTGGTGTGGTGTAAACCCCTCCACCCTTGGTCACGATAATCGCGATGATGATTCCGTTGGCGATTACCGGAACCGCCTTGGCTGTGCCGCTGCCAAAACTGATGGCTGTTGCCTTGGAATAGCCGGTTCCCCCGTTCGTCACCTGAACTGCTATTACGCTGGTCAGCGTGGAGAACATCGCGCCTCCGAAATTCTTAGCATCCCGAGTGTCCCGGCGCACGGAGTAAACCCGTTTGAATGTCGGGTAGGCCAGTTGATCCTCGGCATAGGTGACTTCGGCGTTGTAGCTGTCCTGCGCCGCCGGGTCACTGGCCCATATCCAAACGACAAACTCATGGCTGTTGCCGAGCCTTTGCTCATCGAGAAAGTAGAGATTCGGGAACTGCGCGATGACCTGAGGATTGGCCCCTTGAATCTGGGAATAGAGCACCCCCCGCTGCGGGGTGACGACGGCCATGTAAGCGGGGTCTGTCCGCTTGATGACTTCGGTGTAAAACCCATCCGCGAAGTTCGGAGAGTGAAACTCCCGAACCGGAAAACGCGGAGGCGGAATCTGTGGGCGATCTTCAGGCATCAGAGTGCGTTCACGTTTGCCTCGTGCTTGTGCCAATCCACGTTGGCGGCATCCGCCACGATCATTTCCACGATGGTAGCGATGCGGTGCTCGTGCCTGTAAGGTGCCTCGGGGTCATCGCCGGGTTCGTCTGTGTTGCCGGGCTGCCGCTTCGCTTCAAACGCTTTGTCGAAGGCCGTCACCACTTCATCAGGGATGCCTGCTTTCTGGCACAGGTATGCTTCCACCAGTTCGTGGAGGGCCACGAGAAATTCGGAATCAGCATCACCCATTCGGGAAACATGGATGCCAAAGCCATGATGCACTCCGTAATCCACCCAGTCCCCGCAAGTCGGGTATCTCTGCTGATCGTGTGCGAGCGTGCTCGCAGAGAATAAAATCCGATTGCTCATAGCTTCATCAGTTGAGGTTTAAATTCTTCAAGAGCGTCTACTGCCACGCTCATTTTGTCACACTCTATCTTGCCGGCCGCGTTCCGGCAATCCTCGATTGCCGCGTCAATCGTCGCTCCCAGTCCGATCACGCTCCCGATCTCCAGCATTCCTGCATCGCTCTTGAAGACGCACTCCTGTCCGTCGCCCCGGATGCCGGAGTGATAAAGGCACACCTGCCCCCGTACCTTGGGATCAATGAAAATCGGGATGCTCTGTGTCTCGGCAAGGTCAGCCTGGATGAGTGCTTGCGCGGCAAACGGTGTCTCCACCACCGGCTCCACGATCTCGCCGCCGGCCGCGGCCCAGACGATCTCGGAAAAGTTCTCACACATCAGCATGAACGTCTCCCCACACGGGCTGGCCATGCGACAGGTGGGGTCGGTGAAGTAGGGCTTCCCATCTTTGGCCACGCGAATCTCGGTGGAGAAAAATCCCCGGTAGGGGTTCCACCCTGAGCGGTCACGGTTCGCCGCTTCAAAGACCGGCCCCAGGTTGTCGTTGATTTCGAGAACTTCCTTGGGGAGCCGTGCGTAGGGCAGCATCCGCGCCAACCCTGTTTTATCTTTGCCCTCCACGGCGTACTGCACGGTCTTGGCGAATTTACCGTCCACGATGATCTGGTCTGACCCTACTTCACGCTTTGAATCGAGTGAATCCTGAACCAGAAACCACTGGTCTTCCGACAGCGCCCCGAGATCGTGTTGAAGAACATCGAGGCGGGGTTTGGAGATGCGCGAGTCGATCCAGCGGAAGGTCTCGCAGAGCCCGCGGTGGTAGCTGATCTTGATGTACTTGTCCTCCTCATCCTCCAGATGCTCCCGCAGCGCGGTCATCCCGCGCACCATCTCCCACGGCACGGTGTTGAATCCATTGGCCTTCAGCGTGGAGTAAAAGTCATCCCGCCAAAGCTCCAATTCTTCCCCCCAGCCGCAACCGAAAACGCGGTGCCCCATCGAGCGGAGATAGGCTTGCGTGTCAGCCCAGTAGAGATCGGGAAAAACGAACAAATCCACGTCCTCGATGTGTGCTTCCCAGCTATCCGCGCGCTCCACGTTTTTATACCCCGCACCGATCGCAGAGTCATTCGGGTGTGGAAAAGCATGACGGGTGCCGCGATGATAAAGCACCCTCCCGAAGTCGCGGGCGAGGCGATGCGCTACTGGAGCAAAGAGCCCATTCTCAACCACCATTACCGTTTTGTCGGAAAAGTTCATCGGCGTTTTAGCTTCACACTCGGCCCTCCACCGCTGGATTTCGGCTGGGTGCTGTAATCTTCTCCCACATGGACGCCTGCCATGCCGAGCCCAAAAGTCGCGATAGCTTTGAGGACCACCTGAATCTCACGGTCCTTGAACCCTTTGGCGTGCAAGTCGGCCGCGATCTCTTTGGCTGCGCCGGCCAAGGGAATTGGCCCTTGGGAGACCACGTATTCCCCCAGCGTGTAAGGGTCTTGCCCCTTGAACTGCGGTTTCTCCTTGTTCCATGGCAGCGGGCGCCCTTGAAAATCCGAGCCCGTGGCCAGGTCCGCAGCCAACCCCACCGGAGGATTCAACTTGCCCCGGAGATAACTGCCCACCGTGTCCACGGCTTTCTTGTAACGGGAGCCTTCGCGGTACTGCTGCTGCGCCGTCCGGTCAGCGAGCAAATCTTTCCAGATCACCTGCCCCAGCAATCGTACCGGATCGAGCAGGCCACCATCCGCGGTGAGCGTCTTGTCCCCGGCTTTGAACTTCAGCCAGTCCGATTTCGTGGGGTCAGTGAGGTTGACATTCTGCTTACTCCCCGTTGCACTGAGAATCGCCTGGTTAGTGAGCAGTGCGGCAACAAGGGTGCCGGTGAACTCCGCGGCGTTCTTCAACCTGGTCTTGGCTGCGAAAACGTCTGCCGGGCTGGACTGCGGATCGAACAACGTCCGTGCCGTCTTCACCGGATCAAAGAGCACGCGGCCCCACCGCGAAGCATAGAGGCGCGGAGCGAAGAACGCGGCTTCCAGCACCGGATTTTTCGTCACGTTGTAAAACCCCTCTTCGAGAGTCTTGCCCATCGGGTTTGTCTTCGGTGTCGCCCCTGTCGCCTTGTTGTTGATCTCAGCGATCAACTTGCGCGCGGCATCCGCTTGCTTGGGGTCATTCTTGATTTCCTCGGGCACACGCGACCAATCCGCTTTATTCATCTCCATGCGAACCAGTTTCAGCGCATCGAATCCACGTGCACCTTTTTCCCCCAGCTTGCCGAGCCACTGCGCGTACATACCATAATCCGTGTAGGTCTTCTCCGGGTCAATGGACGCCCCCGCTTTCTTCCACGTCTCGAACTCGGGATCGTTCTTCAGCCGGTAGATCAGTTGGTCGTGATAGGCTTTGTCGTGCCACATGCCGAACTGCCGGCCAAAGTTCTTCCAGTAAATCGCCGCGCGCGTGGGGCGAAAGATCACCCCGCCGGCATGTGTCACCATGCCCACGCTGCCGTGACCGAGGATCTTCAAGGCAGTGATCGAGCGGAAGGTGCTCATCGCTTCCTTGAGAAGTTTCTGCTGGGGTGAAAGCTGTTCGTATTTCTTTTTTTCGATGGCCTTGTCCACCTCGCGGCGAACCTCCGTGAGCTTGGCTTCCGCCGCCGCAACCTCGGCGGTCTTCTTCAGCGGAACTGGTTTCTCTTTTTCAAAGTTGCCGGTCTTCAAGCGCTCCTCCAGGTCAGCGATTTGCTTCGTGATCTGCGTCATCCGGCGCTTGTTGTAAATTTCCTCCTTGGTCGGCTTCGGGGCGTTGCTGGTGCCCTTCTTCACCGCGGCCTTCGTCGCGGGCTCCATCGTCTCCTTGTCGATCAACTCCTTGGTCTTTTCCCATGCGTCCTTGAGGAAAGGTTTGACTGCATCACCAAAATCCTCCAGCACCCGCGCGCTGACTTTCGCCAGGTCGAGACCGATCTCCCCCACGTGTGAACGCATGATACGCGCCACATCGAGCACGATGGTCGGGTCCACGCCGGCCGAGGTGCGCCCCAGTCTTTCCCGCAAACTCTTCCGAGCTTCGTCCGCATCCACTTTCCAACGGTCCACGATTTTCTGGGCGATGTCGAAAACCGTCTGACTCACTTTCGGCACTTTGTCCAGTTCCGCTTTCAAACCAGCGATCTGCTTCTCGTAGTCGGCTTTTAAATCCTCAGCCAGTTTTTTCTCCGCGGCATCCCGCGCCTTGATCGCCTCATCCATCTTGGCTGCGGCCGTCTCCGCTTGCGCGCGTTCCCCTTCATCGAGCGGCCCACCTTTGGCCGTGCGCATTTTCCGCTGAATGCCTTCGAGGGAGTAGTCCTCGCGGATCATCCGCTGGTACATCCGACCCACCCGGCCCCACTGCGACCCCGCTTCCTTCTGCGCGCGGTCCAGCCGGTCAATCTGCGTCTCCAGATCTTTCAAACTGGCCTGCGCCTCGGCGCGCTCCAGTGGAGATGCCGATTCGTTGTTGAGCTTGGCATCCGCCTGCCGCATATCCTCCAGCACCCGGTTCCGTTCCACCAAAAGCAGCGCGGCATCGTCGCGGGAAATAGCGGTGTCCCCGGTATCGAGAATCCGCGAGACCAAGTTCTGTGCCGCCTTGGGGTCTCGATCCTGAGTCTCCACTGCGCGCTGTACCGCTTCCTCCTCGCTCTGCCGCTCGGCTTCCGGCAGCGGTTCTTCCCCGCGGGCCAGTCGCTCCACAAGGACGGTGACCTTCTTCAGTCCGGTGATGGCCTGGGCTGACTTCATCGCCTCTGCTTCGCGCGGCCCCATGGCCCCGGGACCGCCCGTGTAGTCCTCACCGAAGGCTTCCTTAGCCACATCCGCCGTGGGGTGGCCCCGCCCTTCCTTACCGCCGGGTTCGTCAATGTACTCGGAGGGGCGGGAGGTTTCCTTGATCTTCGACTTGCCGGTGATCGCTTTGGCCAGCGTGTCGGGCTTCGCGTCCGGTGTGCCGAGATGGTCCTGCAACTGCTGGCGCTCCTCGTCGGAATAATACTTCAACTCGCGCGCCACGGATTCCGCGGGGTCGCGGTTGACCCGGCCTAGTTTGCGCAGATCATCAGCGAGTTTGGCACCGGGTTTAGGTGAAGCCTGCTCGCCGGGTTGAACAGCGGCAGACTCGGGTTTTAGTAACCCTTCTTCTTGGACTTTTTGGGCATTTTCTTTTTCAACGGGATCACCTCCTTTCATCAAATCTTCGCTGTGCAGTCCGCGTTCATCGCGGGCCATTGCTTTATCGAAAGTCGCCTGGTCAATCTGTCCGGTCTTCAGCGCGCGCTCTGCCGCCTCCGTGCGGGTCAAGGGTTTGCCTTCTTCATCGTGAAACCCACGCTCCCCCACAACGGCATCCACGTTGCCCGTGGCCACCGCGCTTTTGATTAAATCCGCGTGCTTCTGGCCGATCTGTCCCTTCACCGCGATCTCTCCATCACTGAGTAATGCCGGGCCAGCGATATTGGAAGTCCCACCCGCTGCCTCGGCAGGAATCTTATCCCCCGATAGTTTTTCCTCCTCGGCAGCGGGTGGGGTTGGTGGTTCTTCCACCGGAAGACTTTCAACCGCCTCAGCGGTCAAGGGTGCCCCCTGCTCCCGCAGGGCTTGCGTAAATGCCGAACTACGACCACCTTGGACGGGTGGACTCGGAACTTCAGCAGTATCTCCTGCTGGCGGTACTTCCGCTGGTGGCGTGGCTGCTTGTTGTTTTATTCTCTCCTCGCTCGCGGTAACTTTTTCCCGGGGAACCTCCAACAACTGCCCTTCGATCGTATCGAGCAACGCTTGACGCTGCTGCTGTTTTTCAGGCGGCAGACCAGCCATTCCTTCACGCAATTTCTGCTTGGAAAAGTTCAACCCATCCACGATCTCATCCGGGGTGTGGGGGAAAGTTCTCCCCTCAGTCGTCTCCTTCGGAGCCATATCCTTGAGGGCAAGCTGAGTGTTGAGCTTTGCCAGATCATCCCCGGAAAGCCCCGCCTTCCTCAAACCTACTTCCGCCGTGGAAGTCCCGATACCATGGCTCGCCGCGGTCAGCGCCATACCTGCCCCAAAAATAAAGTCGGTCACGGCTTGCGCGCGTTCCTTGGCGGTGTTGGCCGCGCCGATCTTCTCCTTCGCTTCCGGTAACTGCGACCCCATGAACAAGGCGAATCCCGCGCTGGCAAGTTTCTGTACCACCTTTGGGGCTCCACCGAGGGGTGCAGCCAGCGCCGCAATGCCGAGATTCTTGGTTGAAGACAACCCCTCAATGTTCTCCGCAATGCTGTTCTCGATCCCCGCCATTGTCCCCTCAGCTTTATTCCGCGGCAGAGTGATACGAGATTCATTGAAATCTGCCGTCTGCTGCTCCTGCGTGTAGCGGGGGGCAATGAGCGGCTGACCTGGTAGCGCGGCTTGGTTGTAAGCCTCGCGGGTGCGCTCGGTTCCCTCCACCACCGGGATACGGGCAGCCTCGGGCGAACGGTTGAGCGCGTCCATCTCCTGCTTCAACGGGGAGAGGTGGCTGGCCACATCCTCCAGCGAATACCCATGTTGCTTGGCCACGGCAAAACGGGGGTCTTGCTGGGTCAGATGATCGTAGATTTCATCATCCGAATATCCAGCGGTGCGAGCCTGCGCCAGTTTTTCAAGGTCGAGCATTTACTGGGAGAAAATGTCACTCAACGCAGGGCGCGCGGGTGTCGCGGCGACAGGAGCAACTGGGACAGGTGGAGTCGCTGTAGGCGTGGCAACGGGAGACACCGGGGCAGGAGCCGCGGGCGTCGGCGTCCCAAGGGTGATCCCTCCGACCGAGACAGAGGGCATCCCTCCTGTGGGGGGGGGTGGCACGGTAGCCGCCGGCGGCTGGGGAGTGATGACCTGATGCACCGCGTCCATCTGCGCCTTGGACAACGCCAGATTCGCCGTCACCGCGGCGAGGTTCTTCTTCGCTTCCGTCTTGTCGGTGATCGTGGGGTCGTCCACTTGTTTCTGGAAAAACTGCTGCTGTGCAAGCTGCCCGGTGTGCGTCCCCTCCATCTTGGCCACCTCGATCTTCTGCGCGGTGGTCAATTCCGGTTTCGCCGGCTTCACCGCTTCCCGGGTAACAGTGGTGTCCCCCTCCTTGGTCACGGTCTTGGTGATGTTCAACCCCGCGCTGTCCTTCATCCCCGCGTCCTTCGCCGCTTGCGCAGCCTTGGCGTGCGCGGCGTTCAGAGCGTTCCAGTCGTGGTTGCCATCCTTGTCCGTGAAAGCCGAGGGGTCGCCACCCATCGCCGCGTAGGTGCCGGTGGCCTTGATCCAGGCCAGTTCCTCTTTCCCCGCCTGCTTCTGCCCTTCTTCGAGTTCACTGAAGCGATGCTGGGCCACCCGGTAGTTGACCCGCGCGCCATCGGTAAAAGCCTCGTTGAGAAACTTGTTGTCCTGGGCCAGCGGGTGCTTGGCCATGATCGCGGCATAACTCTGCTGGTAGTGCGGGTCATTCAGGGGGTCGAGCTTGGCGACTTCCCGCTGAGCGCTGGCTACCTGTTTTTCTTTCTGGATGCCTTGGCGAATGGCATACTCCTGCTGTTCCAGCCGGGCCATCTCCTTGACCGCTTCGAGTTCCTGACGGCCGGCCGCTTCCTCCTCCCGTCTCTGCGACATCACGTCTTGCAGTTGCAGCCGACGCAAGGCCAGAGGGTTAATCTGCGTCTGCGGCTGGCGGAATCGGTAAATGGTGGAACCACTGGAAGCCCGTCCGCGAGACCGGAAGCCACCTGGGGGGGTGTAAAAAGGTTCGTCCATAAATCAGCGTCTCGCCCAAGGTGAAACCGAGGCAGGTAATGCTGGGAAAGATTGCTGCCCCATATTCCCCGGGACGGTGATACTGCCCCCACCGGGGAGGTTCAAAATCGAAGCGCGGATGTTGGGGTCCGGGGCTCCCGCAGCCCTGTAATTCGCTCGTAACGAAGCGTTGGCCAACTCTTGGTTAGCTTTGAAAGACGCGGCAGCCGATCGGTCATTGGCTGAAAGACTCCGGGTATTACCGCTGGATGCTGGGCCTTGAACGGAAGCTCTGGTAGGAGCCTGAAGCCGGGTATCGTAGGTCAGGGTATCCACCGCAGACGCCAGCCCCGGTGACGGGGCACCTACGTGCGCGGACACGCTAGGGGGCATGGACAACGGGGAATCCGCTACTGGAGAAAACCCCGGGCCATCCTGCATCGCGTGGAGACTGTCCAGGCCGGGGGTAGCCGAGCCCCCGCCCAACGCAGTGCCGCTGCCATCGGGCGAAGTGTACCCGGTGATATTGCCCCGCTCACCCCGCTGGGCCACATCACCCCCGGAATAGACGCGTCCAGTCTGGGCGAAGTAGTCAGCCGCGCTGATCTTGCCGTTGGCTACCTGCTGCTGGAGCTTGGCCGCATCCATAGGCTCGGCGCCATGGAAGGTAGCCAGCCAGCGCTGGATTTTGTCGTGTGCCGCCTGGACCGCGGCGAGGTGCGCCTGCTCCTCGGTGCCCTCACCGTGGAGAAAAGCCTGTGACCTGTCGAAGTCTGCTCCGGGGTAATAGCTATCCGCCGGCGAAGACAACACGCTCTCCGGTACATCATGCAGGCCGGGAGCGAGATCAGCGGCAATTTGATCTTCTTCGTCCATATCAGAGTCCGCAGTACATCCCGCTGATGTTGAAATCGTCCACCCGCTGGAGGACACCTTCCGCACCGTAGCCGGTGTCGTCCTCCACTTCGTCTGCGAGGATCTTCATTGCCTTGGCCCACGAGGTGGTGGCGCGCTCATCCTGATTATCCTCCTCGGTGAGCGCCTGCAACCCCCAGCGCAACGCCCCGATGTTGGAAGGAAACACCGGATCATTCTGATCGGCCAGCGGGTAGTACCCGAGCTTGACGATGGCCACGTATTGCCCCGGCGCGGAAGAAGTCCACTTGGAGCAAACGGGCACCTTGTACCGGCGCCAGCCGATGACCTGTTCCTCGGGCTGGTAGACGCCTACCAATGTCTGGTTCCCGCCGCCGTCCACCGCGTAGAAGGACAGCCGGCCGTTGGTCACAGGTTTAATCACGGCATAAGGTGGCCCCCAGATCATCTGCGCGGTTGTCACCGTCGAAGACCCGCTGAAGTCCAGGCCAAGCCCTTCCTGCCAGGTACCATTGATCGTGGACCAGATCGGTTGCCCCGAAGAGTTGAGCCCCCGGAAGATGATCGTCCCGCTCTCGTTCTGTTCCGGCACGATGCGCGGCAGCATCCCCCCGGTCCAGTCCGCGAAAGTGGTGAACGTCGCGTTGACCGGCACCACCCCCCGCGACCACTGGATTTTCTGGTTGTCGGTGTAGCCTGCTCCACTGCTGGTGAACTCGTACCAAGGGCTGCGCGTGCGCATCGAATACCCAATGCAGTTGCCATCGGCGGTGGGCAGCGGGGCCATGGCTAGTACCGTTCCCATGTTGAAGGGCAGCGTGATGAACCCCCGCCCGTTGGCATCGGGGAAAGCATTGAAGAGAACTTGCTGCTTGGTCCCGCTCCAGTTGCCGGCCTTCAACAGACGCTCCCGAACCAGATTCAGCCTCGCCAAGAAATTCAACCCTGCCCCGACATATGGGCTTAGAAGAGATTGAGCCTGGGAAACCGTCAGCATGAGTTGATTACGTCTTCTTCAAAGCGTTTGTCAAACCTTGAAAATCAAATCGTAGCGATCATCTTCATCACGGCCGATGGCCACCCGGAAAGAATACCCCAAATCGGTAAGGGGCTTTATCACGTCCTGCGGGGTGAACCCGTAGCGCGCCAACATGGTGCCGTAAATCTCCACGAGGATGACCGGCTTGACATGATTGATGGTCTGAAGTGCTCCCGCGATGACATTGGGTTCAAACCCCTCGCAGTCGATTTTCAGGAAAGTCGGGGCCAACCCGCGCTGGGAACAAAAGTCGTCCAGCCGCAGGGTTTCACTCCCGTCGCCGGTAGCAAGGCTGCGCGTGCCCAGGTTGCCGTCGAGTTGGTTGTCCTGCACATGCACCTTCTCCCCATTGCCCACCGCAGCGTTGACCATCTCCACGCCCAACAGGTCGCGGGTGTTCCACTCCGCGCAGAGCCAGGCATCGGTCTGCGGCTCGAAGCCGATCACCGTGCTGGCGTGGCGGGCGAAGATGAGCGCGGTGTCACCCACGAACGCGCCCACGTCGAACACAATGTCACCGTAGCCGAGTGCATTGACTTCATCCAGATCCGCAATGGCCGTCTCCAGTTCAATCGTACCCTCGCGCGCCGCGGTGGGGGTCATGTTCAAATCGCGGGTCAGCGTCAGTTTGCCGCACTCGGGGTGGTAGGTGACTTCGACGTTCATAAAATGAAATAGGGTTCGTACCGTTCGGGATTCTTCAGGACAAATTCCGGCAGATCGTGGAAGGGAACCATGTTGCAGAGTTCAACCAGTTCCCCAGCTTCCGTCTTGGCGCGGAACTCCTGACAGAGCGGATCGTGAGCATGGGAAAAACTGCGCAACTTCTCCATCAGGTTGTCCTTGCTCTCGCCCACCATGTTCTGAAAGTGCCACCCAGCTTCCTCGATTACCGGAAAATCCCGGTCACAGCGCGCCGGCTGCTTGCGGTCCTCCCGGTAGCGATGAATCTTGGCGAAGTCCCACTTCACCCATGGTAGTTCCCGGTTGAAGAAATACCCCAGTTGCCTCATGCCGAGCAGCGCGGTGTCGCAGTTCATCGCTTCAAAACGCTCAATCGTGTCCCGCCGCACCACTTCATCCGCGTCCAGGTAGAGCACAATGTCGGGGTTGAATTTGGCCACCTCCTGCGCGATACGCTGATGAGTCAGACGCTCCCGGTCCCACGGCGACGGGCAGTCGGGCAGATCGACAATGACATGGTGAATGGGGTATTTCTTGAAGCGCTTCTCCGCGCACAGGAACCGCAGGCGTTTGTCCAGCCCGGTGAAGGTCTTGGTAGACTCCACCACAATGTGGAGATTCGCTTTGCCGAGCAGTTCCTCGAACTGGATTTCCAAAATATCCAGTTCGTTGAGGACTGGTTGAGCGGTGACGATCATGCCTTTTTCCAGGTCAGTGCCACACTCCCGCTATCCGCAGCAGCGACAATCATATCATCAATGAAATCGGGGAGGGGGAATGGGCCTTCTCCCTTGTCGCGCATCATCTCATTAGCAACGTCTTTAGCGAAGGTATGCTCCCTGCCAGTCTCTACTTCGCAATCGCCCAATTGTCCTCCGTTTTCAGGTCGAGAAGCGAACGCGAGAACATCCACACCAATTCGGATGACCAGTTGATCCCCTTCGACTTTACATGATAACGGATGGTCTTTAGATTTCATGGTGTTTTACTGAGTTTCTCCAAAGCCATCGAAAGCAGGCGCGCTGATTGTCGGGCATCCCCCAATGGATCGTGGACAGGCATCTCACTTTCAGTGCGGTCGTATTTTGTCATCGGGTCCATCCCGGCAGCGGCGAGAAAGGAAGCAATTTCCATGAATGGATAAGGACCATTCCATTTCCTGTTTTCGGGATCGTCGTCGATGCAAGCGATTACGAAACGTGCCTCAACTGGCCATCCGCAATCAGCCGCCATAACTGCGCCTTCTGCCTTCGCCTTCATCCAGTTCTCCCAAAACTGATAGCGCATTGTCTCTGGACCGCGGTGCGTAACGGCCAGCGCTGGGATGTTCGCCTTCACCCACTCACGGTCGCTGTTGTCTCCTTGGCATTCTTCCAGGGGACAGGACATGCTGAACTCCCATTGTGCAGCACCATTTTCCAGATAGACGCCTCCAGCAACAGCGAATCCTTCACCATGTAGCCCGACCGATTCAACATCGAAGACAAAGAATGATTTCACGCCTTCGCCCCTTTCTTTTTCTTGGCATTGGCGCTGCGCACCCCGCGCGCTTTGGCCAGTCGAGCGAGCATCGCCCCACGCTTATCGTGGGCGGTGCCGGTGTGAACCTTGACCGGTTCGTGCCACTCGCTCGGGAGGTTGGCAATCTCCTCCAGAGGCAACCCGTGCTCAGTCAAAAACTTCTTCATCAGGTGGCGGCAGTAGACGTTCGATGGTGCGTTCTCCCGCGCCCCCGCGCGCTCCCACTTGCTCTCGTGCCGCTCGTGGTAACAGCAGCCGTGAATCTCCCCGCCGCCGGTCAGCTTGATGAGTTCGCGGAGAATCTTGTCCCAGCCCTCGGCGCCGAGGATCATGTCAGGCATCTCCTCGCGATGCGCTTCCCACCAGCGCGGGGTGAAGACGAAGAGATCGCTGCCGGGATACCAATGCCCATTCTCGATCTCGTTGTGAGCCAGTGGTCGGTCCAGCCGCGCGAAGTCCCGGCGATGGCTGTAATAGGCTTCCCCCTCCAGCCGCTGCAAGGTGTGGGCAAACCCCGGGGTCAAACAGGTGTCGGTATTGGTCAGGAGGATGAGGGCGTTTTCGTCCAGCGCGGATGCGTTCTGGTAGCCGTGCTCTATCACATCCTTGATGAAGGGCAGAGGGCGGGTGTCACCTACTGCGGTGGCATCACGGGTGAAGTCCTTGATCGGCACGTCGAACCAGCCTTTGCCCTCGCGCTGCCAGGTGCGCAGGGCCAGCGCATTGCGGCGTTGTTCCTCCTCGCTGCCGGCGTAGTCCTGGTAGACGTGGAAGACCGAGCGGAAGGGTGAAGAAATCCGGTTGCACCGGATAGCGGTGTCGATCACGCCCCGCTGCACGACGAACTCGCCATAACGTACGGCGAGGACAACGTTACCCTTCGGCGGGCTGCCATGCCACCGGGTGGGCGAATCCGCGATCAAGGCAATCGTGGGCACCGAAGACGCTTCCGCGAGGTGAAGGGTGGCGGTGTCGGTCGTAATCAGCAGGTCCGCGCGTTCGTAGAGCGCCAGCAAGTCCACGAAGTTCTCCGCGCGAATCGCGGACAAGTCGATGACGTTGGGGCAATGCGCGCGGGCCAGGGCAAGAAGTTCCTCGCCGTGGGCGAACGGACTGCTCGTGCCGTTGCGGGCGACGAGGATGAAGGGCTGCTGGGGGTTGATCGAAGCCAGCAACCGGCGTTCCCGTTCCGAATCCCTGTTCAGGATTAACTGGTGCCGGCCAAACTCGTGCCAGTAGCCGGCGCGCGACCACGCGTCGATGGCGAAGGAAGGAGTCTTGCGCGCGCTCTGATGGGTGCCGTGGATCTGGCACACGTGAACCTCGGAATACTTTTCCCGGGCGATTTCGGTGGCGTTGTCCAGTTCCGTCCAGCTTCCCTCAGAGATCACTTCCACGTCGCAGTAGGAAAGCCCCTCGGTCACGGAAGCGAACTCCTGGTGGACCATGAGCACGGGCCTTTTCCCTGATTGGTTAACGTGGTAAAGTAATGGCAGGATGTTGAGCACATCCCCCAGCCGGCCGAGTTGGATGAAGCAGGGCCGCTCGATCTTGCCGGTGGCCACTCCCGCGGCGTTGATCTGGAGCACGGTGTTCGGCGTGGGCACCTCGGCAATCAAATCAGTGAACTCGGTATGCCGGGTCAATTCGGTTTGCCCATCGGAGTACCACGTGGAGGTGGGAGCGAAGGCCTGCAGTGAGCAGTTAATCACGTCCGCGGGGAAAACCGCGGTGCCGGGGAAGCGGCGTTCGTCGGAAAGGCGTGCGCCGAGAATCTTCCTGGTGCGCGGGATATTGGCGAACGCCTCGGCAATGTCATCGAGCCAGGTGATGGAGAGGGGCACACTCTCGGTCTCCAACCGCAGCCACGGTTCGTGATAGACCATCCAGAAGTGATCGGCGCAGTGCTTGAAAAGTTCGTTCTCCTTGCGCGGCCAGTGCGGGTCGAGAGGTGAGGAGACGCAGAGGATGATTTCCTGGAAGGTACCTTCGAGGGCATCCTTGAGAGTCTGCGCAGCGCTCAAGGAATCGCTGGCGATGACGCAGCGGTGGTTCTCGGCGCCGCCGGTTTCCTTGATACGGTGGGCGAGACGGAGAGCGGAGCGAAGGTTTGACGGGTGAACGGGGATGACGACTCTCATAAATCACTATCCTTTTTGTTCCATGGCCTGAAGGCCAGCATTTGCTCAGTGGTTGGGAACTGACCAGTGAAACAGATTGCGCGGTCATCAATGGTCAAAAACGCCGCTGGTTTCTGAGTGGGGAACTTCAAAATGTCATCGCGGAAATACCACTCGTCTACCCCCCATTTCACAAGCCATGCCTTCATTGCTTCGATACCACCTTTCTGCCGAGAACGGGATGAGTATATTTGAACTTCCGGCCCGACATACTGCCCCGTAATCCCGAGCGCATCAGGCACCGGAAGATGCCTGAGCAGAAAGTCAATCGCACCCTCCACCGGAGGGTCGGGGATCACGTCCGCGCCTTTCCATCCTGATGCGTAGGAGTGAATAACCCCATCGAAATCCACGAGGATGATAGGATTCACGATGGTATGGAATCGAGATAAATCCTCTTCTCCGTGATGGCGTGAACTCGAAATTTACCGCCACGAATTTCCAGCACTTCGCCAATGGTGAAAACCGGCCCTTGGTGTTCCCGATTCGGAACAGCTTTATCTTTGGCTTTCTGTAGCTCGTCCTGAAGCGCGGTAGCTTGAGACATGTCAGGGGATAGTGATGTAAGCACATCAAGCATGTGCATCGCTCCAGTGGAAGTGTCTTGCATATTGCCCTTCGTTGTAGACTCCGCTACGGTGCTTGTCAATGCCGTCAATAAAAACTCCCCCGCGTCCGGTGAAGCCCGGCAAGACCGCCACCGCCAAATCCTTCTACGGGGTGGACTTCCCCAACACCCCGGACTGGCCGGACATCGCCTGTCACCTGTGGCTCTTTCGCTTCGGCAACCGGCTGAAGGCTGACCCGGAGTGGAGACCGACGATCTGGCGGGACGTGGTGTGGAAAGGCGCGGAACCGGCGCGGGGAGGGTATACCGGGGAGGGACGTTACCAGCACTGCCGCTTTATGACCGAGCGGATTCTCGGGGACGAGTTCCAGTTCCACGACTGGAGCGAGAAAGCCTTGCAAACCTTCTGCGAGAAAAAGTACTCGGTGGTGCGCGGCTGCTCGGGCTCCAGCAAATCGACTTCAGCCGCGCTCTACGGCCATTACTTTTTCCGGTGTGCGCCGCTGCATACGGCGGTCCTCTGCGTGTCCACCTCCATCGACGGAGCCAAGCGGCGTCTGTGGCGCGAGGCTTCCCGCTTCTACGCGGGGCTCTGCAAGGCGGTGGGGCCGGATGGGTCGCGGCAACTGGAGTCGCCCCGGCCGGCGATCTACGCCGCGGAGAAAGACGGTGCCCACATCTACGGCATCGTGGCCTGCGGCAAGGGCACACCGCAGGAGGCGATCACCACCCTCAAGGGGTTCCACCCCAAACGCATTTTGCTGATCCTCGATGAAGCCGATTCCGTTCCCCAGGATCTCGTGGACGTTTTCGATCTCAACCTCCAGGTGGGCACGACCGAGGCGCAGTTGATCGCGTTGGGCAACGACCCTTCGCCCTTCAATACGTTGGGCCGGCTGTGCGACGTGGAGCACGAACCCCGGGACGTGGACGAGTGGGAGCCGCGTCCTGATACCCGGGTCTTGACATTCAATGGCTTCAAAAGCCCCAATATCCGCGACGGGGGCAAGTGGAAAGGCATCTTCGGCCAGAACGATCTGGACGCCATCCTTTCCAAGCACCCGGCGGGGAGCCGTTACGTGGACATCTTCGTGCGTGGGCGCTACAACCCGGATGGCGCCGATGACGTGGTGATTCCAGAGTCGTTGTTCCTGCGTTTCAAAGCCCGGGAGAGGGATGTCCTGTGGCGGGACACGGTGGAGCACTGCGCCATGCTCGACCCGGCGTTCGGCGGCGACCGCTGCGTGTGGCGCCCGATGGACGTGGGGTTCGACGTGACGGGGGCCAGGCGGGTGCTATTCCTGCCGCCGGTTATTATCCCCATCACCGGGGACGACCCGGCCAACCCCGCGGAATACCAAATCGCCAAGAAGGTGCAGGAGTTGAACAAGCTGGGTGGGGTGCTGCCCGCGGACTTCATCCTCGACTGCACGGGCACCGGGCGGGGCACACGGAGCGTGCTGCTGCGCGAGTACTCGACGGAAATCCGTGGATGCGAGTTCGGGGGGAGCGCGTCTGACCGGCGGGTGTCCGAGGTGAACGACAAAAAGTGCAACGAGGAATACGATCGCAAGGTGACGGAACTCTATTTCTCCTTCCGCGAGTTCATCGAGGCGGGGATGATCCGCGGGCTCGATCTGGAAACCTGCCGGGAGTTTTCCGGCCGCACGTTCCAGATGAAGGGCAGCGGGGTGGGCAAGAGGTATTCCATCGAGACCAAGCAGGAGTTCAAAGACCGGGGCAACCTCTCTCCCGACTTCGCGGACTGCGCGGTGCTGGGGAGCGAGCTTCTGCGGCTCAAGGGCGTGGTGCCGGCGTTCGCCGGGTCACTGCCGATCAAGCGCCAGGAGCAGTGGGGGAGAATCGTTTCCCGGTACGATCTCGATGGGCGGGGAGCTGACGGGTATGCTGAACTGCGTCGTTAACACGGCTCCCACTGCCCAGCGCGTAGGTAGCCGTGCCAAGTCCCGTTGTGTGCTGTCACCAGAATAGATGGAGAAACTGTGATCGTACCATCCTCGTGCTCTTTCACTTCGTGTGCAGACAAGTTGGCGTGAAACCCTTCTGGTGTGCAGCCGAACCACGCGCCGTTCATATCCTTCCCGTACTGCCCGGGTTCAGGCATCAGGCTATGTGGGTTGTCTTTTCGGAAACCGTTCGCCACAATTAAAACCCGAAAGTGAAATACCCGAGGATGGCAAACAGCACGATGAGCAGCCCGTTGCTGCCGCGCACCCAGGCCGGGTTGTCGTGCCACCCGAAGGAGCCGATGGCCCAGAGGATCAACAGGAGCCAGAAGATGATTTTGAGCATGAGGGGAGCGCCTTCGCCGCTGACGGTTGCGAGGAGTGTGGAAGTGTTCATGCTCGGTAATCGCAGGTGGAGGTGTTGCTGGCCGGTCTACCGGCTGTTCAGCGGCAGCGCACAGGGAGCCATGATGCGTGCTCTGGCGTCGGCCCGGTGTTCGTGGATCAGGGTGATCGTGAGCGCGGTCAGGAGCGATGCCGCGGTGAAGAGGATGGCGGGGAGGAGCTTCATGCGCGAGGCTACCCGATCACCGTGTCACCGCCGGCGGCACGCTTCTGGTGGACGATTTTCTCGATGGTCTGGGCGTTGACAGCGATTACGGGGCGCCGGGGCTGGAGGAGATCGTGCTTGTAGTCGATCTTGTAGGGCTGATGCTGGGCAATTTCCGAGACCTGGAACTCGATCACCGTGGCGGCGTTGAGCATCTCCGCGATAGCCACCTCCAGCGCTTTGCCGGTGAGGGAGGTGCGGATGGCCAGGGTGATGCACTTGCGACCGTTGGCCTCCTTGACAGATGCGAGGTTGTGGTACTGCTCCTTCTCGTTGACTTGGATTGGGGAGGGGTTGCTCATTCGCGTAGGTATTCGAGGGTGAGTAAGGCGATGAAGTAAACTCTGCTGCGGGTCACGGTGCAGCGCAGGTTACGTGGAGCGGTGGTGTGGGTCAAGGAAAGAGATTTGGGTGTGAGGTGGTGAGGTGGATTCGTGGTGGGGGTGTGAGGTGGTGTGGGTGTTCCGGTTTTTGGGGATAAATCTTTGGAGCCCTCTACGTTTACGTGGGTGGGGGCGTTGGGGGTTGGCCGGGGGCCGGGGGTGGTGGGGTCGCCCCGAATAAGGGATTCCCTAGAGACCAATTGAATCGCGCGGGTATGACCCGCACACCGATTTACTATGACCGCTGTTGTCTTATGTTATGGAGCAACGCGTTCACACTCAATCACTTACACACGTCTCAACTACTCCACGTAATTGCGACAGCCAAAAACGAGGCAAATCCATCTAGTGGCTATAGCTGATGCTGGCTATTCCATATCCAACCGCAACCCCACCGAGACTTGCACGGTCGTACCGGCGCCACCGCTCCAGCTATGCGCGATCGCGGCTGTCTGCGCCCAGGATTTAGCCTCTGCGCTCATGCCGACCAGCGCTTCCGCCTCTGTATCTGCTAATTTCTCAGCCACTTTCGCGCTGGCTTTCGCAAAACCGATGCGGGAGCGCGTGGAGAGGCTTTCCAGAGCGTCTGCGAGCGCTTCCGCGGGCTGTTTGCTTGCGTTGCTTGCGATTCGAACAAGCGATGCCGGGACAACGGGAGCCGCGCGGAGATGCTTTAACCACCCGTAACGCGCGCTCCACGCGCTCACTGTGTCCTCATTTAATCCCATCTCCCGTGCAGCCTGGCGCACTCCCAACGCAACGACAAGCACACGTACGGCTTCACGGTCAACATCCAAAGGAGCAGACATAATCCCCTCTCTGCCACAGCCCGCACACCCTGACAAGGGGAAAACGCGCACAGTTCTCCACGGGCTTTCAGACGCGCCAGCGGAAAAAAAAGGAAAACCCGAAAACGAAATTGCCTACTTCCTAGAAAACCCCCCAAACTTTTACCTCCAATTCTAATTATACACTCTTTCTTTTTCATCTGTATTCTTTCTTGCGTACAGTAAAATGCGGGATAGGTATTTAGGAACTAGACATTATGCTTAATACTGAAAACGTCCCATCCCGCGTAATCCAAGACATCCGCTACGCTGGAGAGTCTCCTTACGTTCAATATGACATCCTAGACGCTCGAACGCTGTTGCGGATGTTCCAGACGACCGCACCACACCTTTACCTCAACTCCCGCCGACTGGGGCGAATCCTCAAAGGGCTGGAAATGTGGCTACTTCCTGGCCTACACCACGTTTGCGGCCAACAGTGCCGACTGTGGACGTGTCTCCCGCATCAGCCTATCCGCGGCCTTGTCCAAATGGTCCGGGATCGCGTTAAGAGAGGCGCCGTGGAACTGAATACCCATCTAAACGCCAGCCATGACGTTATCGCGCCCCGGCTGGAGCCTATCCCCCTTCTCCCCACCTTTGAACGGAATGTCCTCTCGCTACGCTTGCAGCAACAGGGTTTGCGCTATCCCCGGCCGCGGGAGATCGCTCAAAAGCTGGATTGTGCCACCTTCCAAGTAAACCGTGCCCTACAGACCATTCGTCGCAAGCTGGGGCTGAAAACGCTCAAAGACATGGCAGCGCTGCGCCAAGCTGTCCGCGAATCGGGTGTGCTCATGGAAGATCCGGCATTCCAGTAAAATCCCTACCCTCGCAAAACTTTTTTTTCTCTGTAACTTGACGCTTTCATCAAATATATGTTGCATCGGTAGCGGCTTCGGACTATGTTAGGAGCATGAAAACGAAAAATACTTCTGTCCCCCGTCGCGCTGAACATCTGCAAATGGACACCCGTAAGCGGGTCGTCTCCATCTCCAATCTCGAAGCAATGTGCAACCGCATCTCCGGCGGTTGCACATTGCTTTGCCGTGGTAAACGTGAGCCCAACACGCGTCCAGATCCGCTACTCGAATCCTGACGAATATGGGAGTGAATGTCCTGTCATTGCTCATCTCCCTTGCTACGCGCTCGGCGCCCAGGATACACAGGTTGTCCTTGATATTCTGCGCGTGACGGGTGGCAGGGACGAATACGACCTTGATGCTGCCACACAATCTTTTGGCCAATTGATTGATTGTGAACCGCTTTTCCGTAAAGGATGGGACGGGGAGTGGCAGACGGAATATGAAATCGTGGTGGAGCGGAATCCCACTCTTGCGATTCGCTCTAAGTGGAAAGACTCATGCACCCAGGTTTGGCACTCTGGGGACAAGGAATTTAAGGACTACCGCGAAGCGCAAGCACACGCGATCAGCCTGGCCAGCATCTAACCTTTCAACCTTCACCCCTACTACTCCACAAAATGAAAACTACCTCGCCTCTCATCACTGACAATCAATCGCTCATCGGCGCTGCTACGCGCTTTGGCCACACCATCCCCGTCTATGATGACGGATACGGCCCCCTCTGGATTCACCGCAACAGCATGGGGATTTCCGGCATTGTCCGCGCGCAGACGTTTGAAACCGCTTACGGCATCTGTGAAGATGAATTTTTCCCTGAGGCTACTGAGACCCTGGAGGAAATCCGCGCCGATTACAACAAGCGCCGCCAACATGTGAAAATGATTCGCACGTGTGCGGGGGAGAGGGAAGCAGAGTATCCTGGCGACTATCCCAACGGAAAGTTGTCTGATAGCGTGGATTTTGTGGGGTGGAAAACCATCGAAACGCCAGCCGCGGAAGGGGAGGAAGTGTGGTCGGAAAACGAATTGTTCTGCGAAGCATTCGGCTTTCGCCCGAATGGTCCGAATGACAGGGATATTTTGAAACACGGCATTTACGCGAAAGACTTAATCGGGGATTCCCTGGAAATGCTCACACCAGAGCTTGTCGCCGCTCTGGAAATCACTCTCTCGATCGAAGAAAACGAATAGTCCTTCACCACTCCACAAACCACAACTGAGCACACCTATGAACGCATTTACCCGCTCTTATATCCAGGCCGCCCTTTGGTCATCTACGGATGACAATGACGCCCCTCTGGATCACGACTACAGCCCGTCCGACATCGCCTCAGCCACCTTCAGCAAGATGGAAGCCGATTGCACGGCATTCCAGTCCGCGAATGAAGCGCTCCTGGCGGAATCCGGTCTCAGCGAATCCCGGGCTGGCCATTGCCTCTGGCTCAATCGTAACGGCCATGGGTCTGGGTTCTGGGACGAATATTCGCAGACATCCTGCGAAGCATATGAACAGGAGCAAGCTATTGCCATCGGGAGCAGAGATTTTAGCAAACGGGATGCGTTGGACGAAACCTGCCCTTGTCCTTATCACGTCTGCCAGCGTCTCAGCAAAGCCGCGAAAGCCCTCGGAGAGTTTAATCTCTATGTGGGCGACGATGGGCAGATCCATGGCGGCTGAGGGCGAAACCTTACCACAGAACGAAACTCAACCGAAAACCACCTAACCACTACACCACAAAAAAATGAAAACTACCGAAACTACCAAGCAACCGAAACTCACCACAATCGAGAAACGCGCACAGGGATTCTGCCAAACCCTTCTCCAGTATGAGGGCGGTACTATCAATGTAGAATGGAAGCGCTCGGCAATGTACGGCCACAATCCCGTCATCACGGACTGCGGCAGGAAATGCACTAATATCAGCGGGTGCGGGTATGACAAGCTCAGTGCTGCTCTCGCCTCAGTGCTCTGCTTCCTATTCCCCGTCAACTCCTCCGCTTACAACGAAATTGCTTCTCTCGGCGGGAGCGGGGTGAGCACAGTGCAAAGCCGCTTGGCTGGGTACGGGTGGAACTTGGAAACTACCGCCAGCGGTTCATCGTTTGACTGCTTCCGACTCTCTAAAGTGAGGGGAAAAGACTTCGCCGAAGGAGGAAACTTAGCCATGAAAAAGCAAATTCTAGTTTATCCAGGGAAATGCGCGAAATGTGGGGAGCGGTGGGGAGACCACTTAACCACTCTGGCTTTACGTTCGAATCCAGCGGCTTGCCGATTCCAACCGATGCCTGGGGAAATCGAAAAGCCCACCATTCAACTTCTGGAGGTGGAGAAATGAAAGCCAAACTCAACAAGCGCGAACGCCGCGCCCAGCAACTCCTCACCCACTATGCCACTTGCGAGCGCCTGGCCCGCTACTTGGGCACCGCGACCCCCGATGGCAAGAAAATCAGCGTGGCACTGTGGAAAGCGGAAAAGATGGCCAGCGATGCCTCTGCTAAATACTGCAATGGAGATATGGAGCATGACCAGTGGGAGCGGGAGAAAGACAAAGCCCGCGACACCGTGCGAGCCATGCTCGGCAAACTCCCGCCGGGTTTCTTCGTCAACGGCGATCCCAGAGGCTACGCGCTCAAGATTGACAACGACGACCCCGCCGGCCGCGCCCTCATCGAAGCTGTAAAACTGCACACCGACATGGGCGGGTACGGCATTTTCTCACCGGAGATCGACGGAAACTAGCCCACTCCACCTACTACTGCTCGGCTTGTCGAAAGTTAACCACCTAAACTAGCAAATCCATGAACCCTACCACCACGCCACAAATTCAAAAAGTCGTCTTCCGCGCCTCCCGCCGCAAGCATCCCGAAATCACCGCTGTCCTCATCGGTCAAGTCCATAGCCGCGATAACCCGCTGACCGTCTGGGATTCCCAGAGCGGGCACGGCGGCGGGTGTTACGAATGGTACTACTCCACCCGGCCGGCCCTGCCTTCGGAATACTCGGAGGAACTGAAGAAACTGCGACGGCAATACGCCCCGGAGTACAAAATTCAGGTAATGCAGCGGATTCCCTCCGTCCGCAACGCCCCCACGCCAACGACCGAGATCCAGCCACTCAGCGACTTCGCGCAACGGGAGGGCATCGGGGAATGAATCCACCATCCCCCACCACACTGCATCACTACTTCACCTCCCTTGGAGCCAAGGGAGGCACCAAAGGCTCCCCCGCGCAGCAAAGCGCCCGTGCCCAGGTCTTCCGCAAGCGCTGGCCCACCTCCTCGCTCCTCACCGCGGCCGAGCGTGCCGTCCTGGAACTGCGCGCCGCGGGTCAACCGTTCGCCGCGATCGCCCAGGCACGCCACACGTCTCTCGGCACGGTCCTCAACCAGTCCTGCTCGGCTTGTCGCAAGTTGGGCATCAAGAGCACCACCCACGCTCCCACCGTGCGGGAGGCGCTGCGCCAACTGGATATGAGCGATCCGGCGTTTTCGTGAATTATTTTCTTGCCGGATGTGGCAAGGAGTGAGAACCTGCGACTCGTGAGAACAAAAACCAACCGAGGGCGAAAGCTCCATCACCCCCGCTTGACCTGAACGGTCATTCTTGACACCTCCCGCAAGCCCGCAGTAGTCTCCGCACCCATGAACCCCACCGCCTACGTTGGCACCCAGGTCGCCCATTACCGCGCCAAAGCCAACCTCACCCAACTGCAACTGGCTCACGCCATCGGACTCTCCGGGGAAGACGCGGGCGCGGCCATCTCGCGACTGGAAAGCGGGTTGCAGGAGCCGCGCCTGGAGAAGTTGATCCGCATCGCGGAAGCGCTGGGGGTGTCGCTGGAGTCGCTGCTGCCCACGTAGAACCGGAGCCCCTTATGGACGAAGAACCTGATCTCTCCCCGGAGCAAAAAGCGAAGGCGGATATGCTGGTTGAGCGCACGGTGGACCTGATGCGCATCTGCTACGCCGAATCGGGATTGTCCTACAGTTTTATCGACGGCCCGAATGGTGGCCGTGAACCACTCGCAAAACCCATGGAACCCGCTCAATGACCTCCTTCACCCTCATCTCTTACTCCGGTCTGGCGTGCGTCTGGGCAGCCCTGCTGCTGGCCGGCGTGTGGACCTGGCCCCGGCTATGACCGAACCTCAAGACACCGAGAGCACTGCGCCCCCGGAGAACCCCGCGAAGTCCTTGCGTGAATGGGAAGCCTTCTTCGCTAAATGGGGGCAGGGGCAAAAGCCTGTCCTGACCATGGAGGATTTTTAACGGTGAACCCGTTTGTTCTGCTCAACGGGGATGCCGCGGAGATGCTCGATCTGCTGCCCGATGCTTCCGTGCAAACCTGTGTCACGTCGCCGCCGTATTGGGGGTTGAGAAATTACGGGCACGAGGGGCAACTCGGCATGGAGAAAACCCCGGAGGAATACGTGACATCGCTGGTGAATGTCTTTGCAGAGGTGTGGCGTGTGCTGAAACCGGACGGCACGTTGTGGCTGAATCTGGGGGACTCGTATGCTGCGAATGGTGGCGCCCATGGTGGCCGGAAGGATAATCAGCCTGGAGTCGGGGCAAGAGAGACACACTTAAACGGCTCCGGGGATCAAAAAAAACGCCGGGCACCCAGCGGATTGAGACCGAAAGACCTGATTGGCATTCCATGGCGTGTAGCCTTTGCGCTCCAGTCGGCGGGGTGGTATCTCCGCAGCGACATCATCTGGCACAAGCCAAACCCCATGCCCGAGAGCGTCACGGATCGCCCCACCCGCGCACACGAATATATTTTCCTGCTGACCAAGAACGCGAAGTACTACTACGATGCAGACGCCATCCGTGAGCCCGCTTCCCCGGCACTCATCAAACAGGTGGAGGAAGGATACAACGGACATGCAACCAAAGATTTCGCCACCAACGGAGTGCAGAACGGCAGCGCGGTGAAGTCGCGAATCATCGAAGGTGCGCGCAAGCGAGTGGACAAACAGCGCGGCCACTCCCGCCGGCACGAAGGGTTCAATGGGCGCTGGGATGGCATGACCAAAGCGGAACAGATGGCTTTGGGTGCAAATAAGAGGGATGTGTGGAGCATTTCTCCAGCCAGTTACCCGGAAGCCCACTTCGCCACTTTCCCACCCAAGCTCATCTCCCCTTGCGTCCTCGCCGGGAGCCGCCCCGGTGACGTGGTTCTCGATCCCTTCCTAGGCAGCGGCACCACCGCGGAAGTGGCGCTCTCGCTCGGCCGAAAGTGCTACGGTATTGAGTTGAACCCGGAATACCTGCCACTGATCCACAAACGGGTTGCCCCGCATCTGCTCGCCAGCTTTTAACCCCTATGAACAACATCCAGACCAGTCTCCGCAATCTCCGCGCCACGGTGGAAGAGATCAAGCGCCGCCCTCGTCCTACGCGTGGACCCGGGCAGTTCGTCACCGTGCCCATCCGCGAAGGTTCCAAGCTGCTGCGCCGTGTGTGGGCACGGGAGGTATCTGTCCCGGCCTACGTGAACGGGGAGATGATCGTGTTGCAGCGGGCGCAGGTGTTCTCGGCGTAACAGGGGCTTTTTCAAAAATGACCGGATTCCTACTTGAAGGAAAGGAAAGGTTAGAAGCGATCCAGACGATCAGAGCCTTTCATTACACTCACACTGTCCCCAGTGGTAAAAGCCACTATATTGCGTTTGGAGACGCTCTGGTGGTCTGGTCCATCCCGGCAAATAAAAACATTGCCAATTTTTTGTTAGGGAAAGAGGCAAGCTGTTGGGAACTTTCTCGTTTGTGGGCTCCAGATGGGCATGATCGAAATTTACTTACCAGAGCAATTAGCGCAGCAGTTGGCATACTGAATGCGATAGAACGGCCGGCAGTTCTTGTCAGCTACGCGGACCCAAACGTGGGGCATGAGGGGTTCGTCTATCGGGCAGCATCTTGGGTGCATCATGGCAAAAGTGAAGAAGTGAGGAGCTACCAACACCCTGATGGACGGATTGCAGCGAGACGCGCTTTTCACTCGGGTAAAAAAGGGATGACAAAGGGTCAAATCGAGAGCGCTGGATGGGTAGAGGTGAAACTGCCCGGTAAAATACGATTTGTGAAACCGATTAGTCGTTTCGCCAAAAAGAAATTAGCTCAAAAAATTTACACGCTCGGCGACTTTTAAATGTCCACCTCTCCCCGCTACTTCCAAGGGCAATCCGTCTCTGGCCACGTCAGCGCCAGCACCGCGGCTACCTTTCGCGAGGTGGTGGAAAAGTTCCGGGTCTGCCCCACGCTCGCCATCCGCCACGAAGATTTCATCGCCCTCGACCAGAAACGCCGCGACGAGATCAAGCAAGTCCCCTACTTCGTGCCGGCGTGTTTCAATGAGTCCCCTTCCAAGCGGGTCTACGCTGAAGCCACTCACTGCAACCTGATCTTCTTGGACATCGACCCGGAGAAGGAATTGCGCGACGGTAAATGGGTGGAGACCGGAAGGTATCCCGCGGCGCCGTTCTTCCGCGATCCCCGCACGTTGCACGCCGCACTCGACGGGCTCAACTTCGCCGCTTACATCACCGCTTCCTCCACCCCCGCTAAGCCCCGGATGCGGATTGTCGTGGGTGCCCATCGCATCCCGGTGGAGAAATACCCTCAAGCGGTGGAGACCGTGGCCGCGATGCTTGGTCTGCCGTCGATCACCCGGGAGAGCAAGGTCGCGGTGCAACCGATGTACCTCCCGGTCATGTTTTCGGATTCGACCGACGAAGACCATCCCCTCCTGGCGTTCGGGGAAGGCCGGGATTT